TCATGCTCTCAGTTCCTGAATTTCATTTTCATCTGCACCTTGTCGAATGCAACTAAGAACATAACTATTTAACCAGAAGTTTTTACGTCCATCCTTTACAGGTGGCTTAATTCTTCCATCCTTAATACGTTCGTAAAGTTCTTTTTCTGAAAAATTCATGCGAAGGGCAAATTCAGCAGTTGAAACTCTACGTTCAGTGTTTGTTAAATCAATTGCAACTCCCATCACCCCTCCTTACTTTCCGCTTTAGGCTTTGCCCACCACAAACAAGGCCCATCTTCTGTATCAAAACCGGCAATAAGAAAGGCATCTTTTATAGGTGTTTGTGGTTTCCAGTTTGACCAATCTGCACAGTCGTCTTCAGGAATTTCTGGAATATCCCAATATTCCAAACGCTCAACAAGAATTTCTACACCAAGATTAATTTGTAGCTGAGCCCATTGTTCTTTTGTATAAAACTCAGCATGCTCTCCAATAGTGTCGTGCTTCTCTATATCAGGGTGGAACCAGCAGCTATTTAAATCATCTGGTACTTGTGTTGGTTGTATTTGATATTTCATCCCTCAGCTCCCGATTCGCTTGCTTCTTCAACTTCATCCCAATTGACAAAGGCAACCCCTGAATCACATTCTATTTCACCCTTGTGATTGCAATTAGGACACTGAACCTTGTCCCCATCCCACAAGTAGCACCCAATGCCACGTTCAGTTGTTACTTCTGCATAGTCGCCAAAACCACAATTAGAGCAGGCATCAAGCCAAGTAATTTTAAGAGTTTTCATTTTGATCACCTGCTGCTTCAACCATTGCCTTATATCCAGTTTTACTTAGCGTCGACATCGGCGCGACTGAATATCGTTCGTATGCTTGGAACATCTTTTCCGATGGAACCTTAGGCATTAGTACATAACCCTCTGGCACCGCCTGAGCTTTGACTTTTTCTAGCTCTGCATCCCGATGCTTTGCACATCTAAGCCAAGCATCCCAACGGCTATTCATGTTGCTTATTTCTTTCTGAGCAATCTCAGACGGATTGTTCGATCTAGTCATAAACAGTTCATGCTCATGACTAAAAATAATGTCTCTTCTTCCTTTGTAATATTGGAAGGTATTCAGAAAAGCCTCTCTTTCCTTATTCAAATCAAACATCATTAAGCCCTCAAATATTCTTCTTTAGTCCACTCAACAAATTCTTTATAAAGCTGCTGAGCGGGTTTATTTAACCGGTTGTTGTAGTCAATCGTTATGCGGCGCCAAGCTACAGGTACGGCATAATGTTTCGTTAAAAGCATTGCTTGGTTTACTCCCTGCTGGACTATTACAAAGCCCAGCAAGTGCAAGTAGTTTGTAAAACCAAGTAAGTGCTTGTTATTCACTTTCTTGAATTGGTCTTTCATATTAGAAGTTGTCTCCTAATAGATAATCAGGGTCAGGCTCTTGGGTTGAATTAGATGTAGGATTTTCTAACTCGTAGCGGCGTTTTCTCACATACCCCATAAGCTTCGGTTGAATCTGTGGATCTCGTGCAGCCACATCAATTTCAAGTGCATCCAGGGTAGTAAGATCTGGTGCGTTTTGGATCTGAACCATTAGAGAAGGCGGTTCGCTCTCTACAGGTTTTTCATTCGCTAGTTCTGTTAAACGCTTATGAGTAGCTTTGAGCAATGGGTCCATTTGTTTATCAGACCAAGTGCGGGTATAACGATAAACCGCATTTACTTCTGCAGGTGTTTTTGACTCTTTTACACGCTGTAGAAGAGTATCTAGGGTTTGCTGATATTCTGGATCTACTTTAGGCTCGTTAGTTTCTGGAACTAACAGATCCTCAGATGTGGTGACATTTGTTTGTTCGGTAATAACAATTGTTGGTTGAATTTCTGCAGAAATAACTTCAATAGGCTTTTCTGCTTTTGATTTCTTGCCACGCTGTTTCTTTTTTTCATCACCTAAGCGAATAACACTTAAATCGTCATTAACTTCAAAACCTAACGCTTTGGACAGTGCTTTTAATTGAAGCTTGGCGTTTTCTGCATCACGTTGAACGAAGCCACTGTTAATAGAATCAATTAATGCGTTAGTTTTGAAATCTAAAACATAGACCGTAGGTGAATATGTACTGATTACAAAAACTTCCTGACCGTCTTCATACTCATCAATAGTTAATGGCTTTGTGAATGTAATGCCAGCCAGTTCAATAGTTTCGATTTTGATGCAGAATTCAAAACCCGGTTTGCCAAAAACAGAAGCGGGGAATTGATCTAAATCGGCAAAGTCCAACATGTCTCCGGCTGGACGACATAGAACAGTTTTACCGTTTTGAAGAGCTGCAAATGCTTCAGCTGCAGTTAGTAAGTTAGACATAAATAGCTCTCCTTTTAGTGATGTAACGACTGTTGTTGCTGAACTTGCTGAGGATTGTTTTTAGGTGCCCAACCCATCTGATCGGCACGTGCTTGGCATGCTCTATTGATACCCGCCTCATACGTAGTACCTTTAAACTTCTTAATCGCAGCATTTAAGATGTTGGTGTCTGGTGCATCTTTAATTGCTTTTAATGCATCTTGATATAGTTGGTCCTGAGTACGAGGCGGCTTCTGGTTACCACCCTGAGCGATTGTCTGATTATTTTGATTTGTATTTTGACCTGCTGGGGTAGAGGCATTTTGCTCTAGATAGGCATAGTCATAGTTGTATAGATATTTACTTCCATCAAAATTACCGAGGTAGACATCAGCTGCCACACCAATAGCTTTAAACGCTACACCAAGAGCATCAGTAACGGCCTTTTTATAACCTTCATCAATCGCTACTAATTTGCCCTTTTGAACTTCAACAATTGCTGAACCGCCGTTGCCGAAAAATTCCTCACCCCAAACACCATCAATCTTGGTTTTTACTGCTACTTCAGCAAAAGCCATAATGGTTCCATCTGGAGCAGTTTCAGACCATAAACGTACATGTCTATAAGTCCAGCCATGACCAACGGGACCAAAGGCCTGAGTCATAGCCATTAATCGCCATTGAGGGTTAATATCTGATTTACCTTTTAAATAACCAAACTCAATTTTTTTAAGAAAATTGGTAGGCGTTTGCTTAACTGCATTCCAGATATGTAAGTTGTCTTTTGAGTTTTCAGTTGTCATTTTTCTTATCCTCATCTAGAGCCGGTGAAGCCGCGTTTTTGCTTGTAAGCTTTGCGGACATAAGTAGGGATGTTTGTTTCACGCAGTTTTATAGCGAGCTGCTTTCTGCGCTGAAAATCGATTTCTTGGGTGAGTTCATTCCAAACTTTTGGATAAGAAGTTTGGAACCTGAACACATTTAAAGGCGTCTTAACTCCGTCTTTAATTTTGTAAAGAACTGAGCCATTAGCATTAGATGCGTACACTTGCCAGCCAATACGAACAGAGTAGAGGCCCTTATCATCACGGCCTAAAAATGACTTATAGCCGTCAGGGTGCTTTTTGTAATTAGACATGTTCGGCCTCCTTACATTCGCATGTACCTACAAAGGCATACGTAAGCGGGCTAGGAGCATCAACAGGTGAGACGTCCTTAATATTTAAAGGAATAATTTCTTTGCGATATTTAACTAAAACCACATCACCTTCACGGCAATTGACAATTCCTTCTCTTGAAGAAAAACGTGCAGATTTAGAAGATTGGGTTACTCTGCAAAATGAAACCTCATCACCAGCTTTTATTTTTGAACGGTCAACAGGGATCATCTTCTTGCAAGTAGGGCAGTTGTAATCTTTCATTAGGCTGCCTCCACCAACTTGTTACGTTCGATAAAACCTTTTAGAAGGGCATTGATGTTGCGGATGTCTTCAAATTCGGTGAAATCGTTATATGACTTACCATTAACATCAGTGATTTCATTTACTGTGAGTTGGGTAATATCAACAGCGGTAAATTCAGAACCCGGAACACCGTAACTGTCAGGATGAGCTTCAAAATCAAAGCTAACGTTTAAACGGAAGCTATCTAATTTGATGACAGCAACGCCAGAATGTTTACCTGTGATTTTCGCGGTTAAAACACCGTAAGTACTTGGTTGAGTTTTAGGTGTAAAAAGAGTAGGTGCTTCTTTTGTTTGGAAAGCTGGCTGCAATTGGCAAGCAACTAAAGAACCACCAGAGATTGCAAGAGCAGCCATGCTGACAAATGCAAATGAGTTGAAAGGGGTAGCTTTTACGTTCATAATTGATCTCGCATATAGCAAAGCACATCGGACCTGGGGAGGGGCGGTGTGCTTTTTTGTTATCTGGTGAAAATTATTAAACCTTAGATTTAATTTTGATGCAATAGATATTTAAACCTAAGATTGAATTTATTTTAAATTTTAGATTTAATAGACAAAAGAAAACCCACCGTGGTGGTGGGTTGGTCGCTGATTTAACCTGACAAAGGTATTTTTATGAAATTAGATCAGATACTAAATATGCAAATGTTTATTAGCATGGTAACAATACTTGTGAATATTGCCATTTGGTTCACATTTTAAAGAGAGTTCTTATGTGTGAAATAAAGTTGACGAGAGCTGGTCTGTTAATTAGCTTAATACCTCTAATCACCTCAATTGCTTTACTTGTTAAGAGGGTGCTACTGGTGGATATGTCATGAAAATCAAAAACAAACGTATAGTAAATTTTGTGCTTAGTTTTATCTCAATGTGCTCTGTTATCGTTACTCTCATTTTAGTATTGCAACAACACCAGTGACTGCAGCAATTAAGGCCAGCAGCACCCCAACATAAGCAGTCCAATGCGGTTTGCTGGATTTTTTAATCTGTCTTGATGTCAATTCATAGCTTATAGCTTGTAGAAGTGGTGCTGGGATAATTCCGCTTCGGCCTTCACCGCTTAAAAGCATCATTAACTCGTCATCTGAAAGTTGCTTGATTTCTTCTAGCGTTAATTTAACTTTGGGAGGCCTATATTTTTTAGCGGAATCAGGAATAACTACTTTAGGTATCTTATACATATATTCTCTACCGATATGGTTTAAAGCACTGTGTCGGGTCACGGTTTCAATTAAACAAAAAGCTGAATCCGCTTAAATTCTTTATTAGCCTCAATATGACTTCTATAAAATTTATCTTTATCTTCTGAATCAACAAACTCTTTGAATGTGGTTGCTTCAAGAAGTCTGTAAATAAACCTTTCACCTGTTCTAAGCACTACCGTCAACAAGAAGTGTTGATAAAGAACATGGCTGATATTACGGGAGTTAACTTCAATTTTTTGCATATTGTGGATTCCACTTCATTTCCTAATATTCCTCCAACCCTAAACTAATCTTTTTTATTAAATTTCCTGCTGCCCTGAAAACTCAATTCTTGAAATGAAATCAATAGGCAAGGCCAGCTTTTCACCAACAATAGTTTCGAAGTGAATCCATATACCTGCAGCTTCATTTTCAAAATTCACACTGATTATCTTTACTAAGTTGTAAGGCTCCGCAGCCCCCATCATGATGATATTGAAGCGGTGATCTTCACGAACATAAGAAATAAGCATCTGATGAATTGCCATTTGTTCAGTGCTTGTTAGATGCCTGTATTCGTAAAGTTCTGGTGGCATATATTTTTTATTCATTACGAATCTTACCTCATCAACTTCTTCTTATTTACCTTTTCAAGTGCTGTACTTTTCTAGAAAATCATCAACCCAGCCTTGCGCTTGCTCCAAATTACTTATATCTGATAGTTTTAAATTAGTACCTTCAGCTTCATTAAATCCTTCGATTATAGCCTCAAAGATATTTGCTTCATTAATGACCTCACATGCCATTTCAGTAGCGTCATAACTTTGCTTGGCTTTTTTAAGTGAGGCTATTTGTTTTTCAATACCTTCGCCAATTTTACCTAATGCTAATTTGAACTCTTGGCGATTAATCGTTAGCGCAGTTTTGGATTTATTAAGTGTTGCGATCATAATACCCTCTTTTCTTTAAAAATTAATTACTTAGCTCGCCTAAATTTCACCATCATAAGAATGAGAAACATATTTACCAATGATGCCAATATGCTCCAAGTCTTGCGGCTCAACGATCTCTCTTTCATAGCTAGGATTATCACTATCAATAATCAAGGCTCCGTCATATCTACGAGATAATCTTTTGATTTTTAGTTCATCACCATACCTGATTGCATACACCTTTCTGTTCTGAACTTGCTCTAGTCTATTAACAGACTTGTCGATAATTACAACGCTGCCGCTTGGTATCCTTGGTTCCATACTGTCACCATCAACATCCACTTCTACAAGATTTTTAGGTGAAACTTTTTTCTTATGAAACCACTCCATGCGTTGTGCGCATCCCGTCATCCTGGTTGTTGGCTCAAATTCAACCAGTCGGCCATTACCTGCGGAAAACTTGACGTCTACATGCGGAATAATCATAAAAGAATTAGGATCGAGGTCATCCGGTGCTTCCCATGCCATAACTGGCCTATATGCATCAGCATTCTCAGGATTGTCAGCCAACTCGATCATTGATCCAGAACCATCTAGCAACCATCCGGCACTTACTCCAGTTAAAGCCGCTAGCTCTTTCAGGGTTTCCTTACCAATTTTCCCCTTTTTCCAGTTAGATGCAGCTTGAGCTGATAGTCCCAATTTGAGAGATGCTGCTGACCATTTTAGATTTGCATAATCAAGTGCTGCTTGGATGCGTTCAGCTATAGATTCCATAATCATTAATAAAATAAACCTTTGGTTTAAAATTCTATTGGAAATTTAAAAAAATAGAAGCAATCATGGATTGTATTAAAATTAAACCTATGATTTAATTTTGGTGAAATCAATTAAAAGGGAGATTTAACTTTGAATCCCATTAAATATGCTTTTGATGCTGTTGGTGGTCGATCTAAAGCAGCAGCGTTACTAAACCGTACATACATGGCCATGAGCAAGATGGAAAAACGAGGGGTATTACCAAGAACTGAATATACGGGCGAAACCAAATATGCCCAGATACTTGCAATTAATAGCGGTGGAAAGTTTACGGCTGAATGGCTACTTGAGAATGCTAAGCCAGAGTCGTCTATAGCATAACTGACCTCATGAACAAATATCAGTTTAGGAACAACCATGACCAAACAAAAGCCAAGTGCAAAAAAGACGGTGTGCATGCCGACACATTTATCTGAGCCTGTAGCTGAGCATGTGGCAAGGGAAGCATATGAACGAGGCTGGTCTAACAGCCAGTATTTAAGATGGTTAGCCATTCTGGATATGAAGCGTTGTGAAGATGACAAGAATCTTATGTCACAGGTATCTGGAATACCCAGAGAACGTTTTGATTTATATGAACAAAGAAAACAATCCGTTCGGAGAGAACGCAATAAAAAAGCCTGATGGTCAAGATCAGGCTTCTTAATTCACAAATTTAGGAACCCATGAATATGCAAACTAATTTATCAAATCAAACGTCCAAACACAACTTACAAGAGTTTTTAGTGGGTGATGTAGTGGTACTTACTGAAGAGTGCCGTAGTTTTAAATCAAATGATTTGTTTGAAGTCAAAAATAAAACCTTGACTAGTTTATGGACCATCAAATCAGAGAATCATTTGATTCTGGTTTCTTCAAAAGAAATCCGCACAGCAACAGTTGCTGAACTTAATGCCAAACGCCGACTAACAAGCGCTGAGCAAGCATTAGCGGAGGTGTCATGAGTACCTCTGAACAACAACAAAAGAATATTCAATCCTGGCATGAACCAGCATTAAGAACTTTGTCTGGTTTGTTGAAAAAACGAAAGGAAAATTTAGCTCGTCAAAACCGTGATGTAAATAACGCTGCCGTAACACGTGATGAGTTTATGCAAGCTTTGGTGGATCAACACGGAAAGCATGGTCTTTATCTGGTCCATGCTGGTCAAATCATTTCAAGTTTATATCGGGCTAAACGGATCCGTTATTTGGGCAGCACTTTTATTCAGATGAATGAAGGCGGTGAAGCATGAATACATTTGTTGATGCTACACGTTCTTTCAGAACTCAGTTTGATCTGAATTTCTCGGAAAAAATCATTGTTGATTTCTTTGCGGGCGGCGGTGGTGCAAGCACTGGTTTAGAAATGGGCTTAAACAGACCTGTTTATGTTGCTGTAAATCATAACCCTAAAGCTATTTCTATGCATGAAGCTAATCACCCCCATGCTAAGCATTATGTTCAAGATGTATTCGCAGTAGATCCAGTTGAAATATGCGATGGCTATCAAGTGGGTTGGTTTCATGCAAGCCCAGACTGTACACATCACTCGCAAGCCGCTGGTGGTCAACCACGTAAAAAAGAAATACGCGACCTTTCATGGGTGGTTCTTAAGTTCGCAGGCAAGGTTAAGCCCGACGTTATTAGTTTGGAAAATGTTGAGCAGATCCTTAATTGGGGTCCACTTATTGCTAAACGCGACAAGGTCACTGGACGTGTTATTACTTTAGAAAAAATCGAAGTGAACGGTAAAAAGGTGCATCGAGTTGCAGAACCTGGTGAACATGTACCAAGAAATAATCAGTTCTTAGTGCCAGATCCAAGAAAGAAGGGTAAAACTTGGCGCCACTTTGTGCGTAGTCTTCAACGACTTGGTTATGTTGTGGAATGGAAAAAGATTATAGCTGCTGACTATAGCGCTCCAACAATACGTAAACGTTTGTTCATGGTTGCACGTTGTGATGGACAATCAATCGTTTGGCCAGAAGCTACGCATGCAAAAAAACCTAAACGTGGTCAGAAAAAATGGCGTGAAGCAGCTGAGTGCATTGATTTTAGTGATTTGGGTAATTCTATCTTTGATCGCCCAAAACCTCTTGTTGATGCGACTTTGAGACGTGTTGCAAGAGGAATGAAAAAACTCGTACTTGATGCCAAAAAACCATACATCGTAAAAAATGCAGCACCATTTATTGGGCGTGACTTTAATACGAGTTTTGGTCATGCAATCTCCGAGCCATTAGGCACAACAACTGCTGGATATGGTGGACATAGTTCTCTAATCAGCCCAATCTTAGCTCCATTTTTAACAGAGTTTGCAAATGCATCACACCAACGGAATTGGGGCATTTTCGAGCCCTTAACAACGATATGCGCTCAAGTTAAGGGTGGTCATCATGCGTTAGTGGCACCAATGCTTGTACATGTAGGACATGGCGAAGGAACACCTGATAACCCACGATGGAGCCAAGGTTTTGACTGCATTAGTCAACCTTTAGGTACAGTAACAGCATCAGGTGCTCAACGTAACTTAGTTACAGCCTACATGATGCAGGCTAACGGTGGATTTAACGAAACGGCAGGTCACGATTTACGTGAACCGTTAACGACAATCACAAATAAAGGAAGCCAGCAGCAGTTAGTTACTGCGGAATTGAGTAAAGAAAATATTGATGGTGCTTTGCGTGTCGCGGCTTTCTTAATCAATTACTACGGAAACGGCGATGCCCGCGACATTACTGCACCCATCGACACCCTAACCACTAAAGACCGACTAGCTCTTGTAACTGTTTGGGTTAAAGGAGAACCATGGGTAATTGTGGATATAAAAATGCGCATGCTTTATCCACGTGAGTTGTATACAGCCCAAGGATTTCCACAGTCTTACATTATTGACCGTGGACACGATGGAAAGCCATTAACTAAGACTGAACAAGTCCATATGTGCGGCAATAGTGTTTCACCAGAGCCTATGGCCGCAATTGCCAGAGCAAATAATCCATTTATTACGCAACAAATTAAGGGGGCCGCATGAATTATTACCAACACCATATTGGTGACTTTAACAATGCGACTCGCCACCTCAGTTTAATTGAGCGTGCGATTTACCGTGACTTATTAGACATGTATTACGACACGGAGAAGGCGATTGATGCAACAAGCATTGATCGTTTAGCACGTCGTTTGCAATGTACTACCGAAGAGCAAAAAGAAGCTCTCAAATATGTACTTGATGAGTTTTTCATTCTTGAAGAAGGTGTTTATCGCAATAATCGTTGTGAACGAGAAATTGCTGAATACCACGGGAAAAAGAAACAAGCGAGTGAGGCTGGTAAAGCGTCTGCTGCAAAACGTGCAGCGAAAAAGAAAGGTTCGTCCAACAGTGGTTCATCAAAAGATGATCAATCGTCTAACGAAAATTCAACGGTCGTTGAAAATCCGTTAAACGAAGAACAAACGGGCGTGCAACCAACCAATAACCATAAACCATTAACCATTAACCAAGAACCAATTATTGATAGTAGTAGTAATACGCGTGGAGAAAATTCGCAATTAACTCCAATTCAATTTGCTCAGTATCAGATCGATGATCACAAACGCTATTCAATGCGTGAATTCATTTCTGAATACAGCGAGTTTCAATACGATTTCATCTCACTTGCTCAACAAAGATTTGTTTCGGTACCTGAAATCGACTTGAGAACCATGATTCAAAACTTCGGTGACTGGTACTTTGCAAATGAATCAAGCTCGTTGAATACACCAAGCATCTGGTTGGTTAAGTGGTTCTCTTGGGTTCAAAACAACGAGAAACAAGTTGCTGCTAACCGCAAGAAACAAGAGCAAATCACTTCAACCGGTCAAAAACCAGAAGAGTCGGGTTACTTCGCTAATCTTTTTGAAGAACAGAGCGAATCTCAAATCGTGGATGTAACCCCAGCAAAAAAGCTTCCAATGATTGAGGAGGTAGGTCATGCATGAGATTACCTTGAACGAAGTGCGTCAATTAATCGCTTCTCTTCGCACTGTTTACGCTGCTCAGTTCAATAAGCAATTTCCAGCAACAGGCGAAAGTGCAATTCCTCTGTCAGTAGTTGAGCAAATTGCACTTAAAACACTGGTTGGCGTTCAACAAAACCAATTTAACAACGCACTTGCTCGATTACTTACAGCAGGTGGACGCTTTATGCCGTCATTTGCCGAGTTTCGCACCTGGTGTATCGGTGAAAGTTGGATGTCTCCAGAAGAAGCTTGGTCTCGCGCATGTAAGTTTACAACTGACCGTTCCGTGGTTATTACCCAAATCACTAAGTACGCCTTAGACGAGGTTATGTATTTGATCGAAGCCGGCCAAATGCGAGCAGCTCAAGATAATTTCTTCGGGACCTACAACGTGATGGTGGCTAAAGCTCAGTTAAAAGGCCGTCAGCAAGAGTTTTACACTCCACCGCTACAACTAGAGCATAAAGAACCTGAACACACCCCAGTAAGCAATGACGAAGCGCAAAAGCATCTCCAATCATTGATGGAACGTTTAAAAATCAATGGTCGTAAACCTGTACCAGTACAAAAGCTTAAGGCTAAGGAAAAAGAGCCTGAGCTTATAAAAGAGTTGGGCCCTGATCCTTTCGATAATCCACACGAATACGCAGAGATGTGCCGTCGGGAGGGTATGCCGATTCCTAGAAATATTCTTCAGCTAATTGATGGGGCGAATATATGAATAAATTCGAGATTTTAGCGTGGGGTTTACTCATTTCATTTTTTACAGCAGCTATTAGCGGTGCGGTGGTTTTGTGGTGGTTGGCGCGTAAAGAGCTAGATGAAAAAGGATATCGCCATGAGTAAATGCCAACACTGTGCAGTTGAAGAGTTAATAAATTCTTACTGCGGTTTTGCAGAAGTTAAGACTCTTTGTGAAAAATTACGAGGCCGATATAACCGTAGTGGCTTATCTAATACTGATTACAACAAGTTACTTGAATTAGAAAAGTCTATTGAGCAAGTGTTGCCTGAAGAAATTTTAAACCAACGTCCTGAGGGTGCCACACATTGGCAAGCTGGAGTGTATTACCGAGTAAGTAAATACGGCGTTTGGGCAAAATGGGATAAAAGTTGGATTACGAGCTTTAAATGGCCTGATGGGGTCATGACACCATTAGAGGTAAGTGAAAAATAATGACCTCTATGAGTTTAGCTGATTATCACTCTAAATTTCCGAATGGCCCAAAAGCCAAAAAGGGGCGCAACAAGTTTAATGCTTCAAAAGTCACATTAGACGGAATGACTTTTGATAGCACTAAAGAATACAAGCGTTACATCGAACTTAAAGCATTACAACAACGAGGGGAAATCTTTGGGTTAGAACATCATACAAAATTTGAATTAGCACCTAGAACAAAGATCGAGGGGGAGAAACGTACAAAGCCGGCACTTAGATATTTTGCTGATTTTAGTTACTACCTCATCAATGGCGAATTTATTGTTGAGGACGTTAAATCCGTTGCAACACGTAAATTGCCGAGTTACCGCAATAAAAAGCATTTGATGAAAACTGTACACGGCATTGATGTTAGAGAGGTTTGAGGAGGGTTTATGACCGATATTGAAACGGTAGGTTGGACTGTAGATAAGAAGTTTTTCATATTAAAAATAAATATGGATGCATTCTTAACTACAGATGAATTTGATGCTTTAGCTGTGCTGTATGCAGGTAAATACGGTCAGGAATTTTCTGGTTGTCAGTTTAAGGGAAAGCTCGCCGTTATGTGTGGGGATACAGTTTATATAAATCCTTGGTCACTTGATCATGAATTAAGTGTAGATGAACCAATCGAGGAACTACTTTTTAGTGAGTTCCAAAAGCATTTGAATAATTAACGTATTGAATAAGGTGGTGAATATGCAGTCTACAGTTGTAATGGATTGGTCAAGATTTCAAATTTTTGAATGGTTCGTAAGTGGAGCAAGCTTGAAGTCACCATCTTATGGCGCTGCAAATGTTAGATGTACAGATGGGAGGTCTATAGACTTTCAAGATAAATTAGGGGTGGTGGCTGCTATGGGTGATCAACTTACAAAATCAGTTGCAATGGTCATTATGACCGAAGGTAAATCACAACAGGATTATGAGTACGTTAGGAATCACCTGGCGAAAATCATGATGGATGGAGCCAAAAAGGATAAAAGAAGAGAGCCAGAAGGAATTGCTATTTATCATTTAGCCTGGCTAATTGCCCGTATAGTTATTGACTATGCTCTAGATCCTGAATTAGAAAATGGGCACAAAGATCCAGGGCGTTTAGTTTATGCCGGTATTAGAAGTTTTCAGATGAATCCTGATGTATATCGCCAAACTTGGAAGCGGTATGAAAAATTGATGGTAGCTGCATTAGAAGAAGAAATTAAAAAAGCCTCTAAAATTGCTAGACGTTACAAGGAAGAAACTCTAAATGAAGTTCGAAATTAGTTTCCACTTTTACGTTAACTAAGGTATAGTTTTATTAAATTGGTCGAAGTATAAATTTGACCAGCTTAAATTTAAAAGCTCATCTAAATAGGTGGGCTTTTTTATTGCCCTTATAAAAGCTCGGATCCTTACGGAGACCGAGTTTTTTTATTTTTAATATTACTTCTCTGGAGAGAATAAAAGAATTGAAACCCACGATCACGTATTTACTGATTAGCTAAAGACTGTTTGAGTAAATGCGTAGGGATGCACGAAAGACATCACAACCCATGCAGTTCATCGCGCATGGATGGGATATGCAGGAAATACATACCAGATTGGGAGTGATGTCCCGCCAAAAATTGAGATGAAAGCTGAAACGTAAAATACTGTGCCCATCCAGTGGTTTTATAAAGTAAGTGAGTAGCGGTAGGCCACAGTACTGTGATAGCTGTGGCAATTAAGCCCTTCATTTTTATGTCGGGCTTTTTTATTTCTTTAATATATTTTGGAAAAGAAAACATGACTATGACAAACGTTGAATTAGAGAATGAAATCAATGCTCTTAAAACGGAATTAACTTCTCTTAAGCAGACCGTAAATGCTAATGCTTCGGCGATTGCTGCTAATACAGCTGTAATTTCTAAAAAAGCAGATGTAACGGCGGTGAATACGATTAGTACACGAGTTACTGCTGCTGAAGGAAGCATCACAAGCCAAGGCAGTTCAATCACTACTTTGAATAATAGCTTAATGGCAGTTCAGACACGCGTAACTGCATTAGAAAATAAATAAAAAGGGTTTTAAAAGTTTGCCGTGTAAATTTTGGCACAAACGGCCCCTCTAAAAAATGGTTATTGGAGGGGCTTTTCTTTTTTAAATGAGGAGCACTTATGAGTATCGAAATCAAGCAAGAGAAATACTTCAAGTTAGAAGTTGAAGTAGAAGAAAGTACAGTAATTATTTATCAAAAAGATTCAGATATTGTGATTAGTAAAGATGCTGCAAAAGAGTTGTTTGAAATATTAAAAGGCTTTGTTGAAAAACATAAGTGAGCAATATATGGATAAAAACGAAGGTAAAAAAAATCTTGATAAAGTTTCCTTAGAATTGGAGCGTTATCAAAATTTATCGCGTACAGGTCTAACTCGTGATGAGATGCTCGTTATAGATAGGATAATTGTTCGATTAAAGGGGCAAGTTAAAAATTTACGGACTGCTTTATATGGAAATTAAAGACTATTTTGGCCTAACAAGAAAAAGGGAGATTAAAACAAAACCCAAAAGCCGTCCATTACCTAAAGCCACCGAAAACTATTTAAAAGCAGAAGAAGACTTTACAAAGGCTTTAGATTTTTTTGAAATCAAATATGAAAAGAAATTTCATATTAAATCCACAAAACGTTGGCGCTTCGACTTCCATTTAATTGAATACAAAATATTGGTTGAAATTGCGGGTGGGCCTTGGTCAGCAGGTAGAAAGCGAAAACAAATTTCTTACGATCAGGATCGTGAAGATACTGCTCATGAGTTGGGGTATACGATTGTTCGTATTGAGTCGGCATCTAGATTTAAGATTAATGAATTAGGTTCTTTACAGGTACAAGCACACTTTGCCAGTGAATGGATTAAGAATTTAAAGAGGCATACTTTTAATGGAACAGATCAGACCATTCCCCCCAACGGCCTTACTTGATCAAGCTGAAGCTGAGGAAACAATCCGCTTAGCACCAGCTCCGGATTTAAAAGAATGGGTTATGAAAAACTTTTTAACTTTAAATGGTCCACTTCATAATCCCGATCATGATCATATAGCCGAATTATTAGAAGATAGTGAAAGTTTTTTAGCTTTTGCATGGGCATCATCTGCTTTTAAAAGTAAACAGGCTTATGTTCTTGGGCAATGTGAAAAAGTAATGTTTAACCAAGGCGGCTGGAAGAAACTTCGACAAGAGCAGCAAATGAGAGATTGGTTCGGTTATGTTCCAACATATTTGATCACCATTGATGCCTCATTTTGTGATGAAGCAACTGACAGTGAATTTTGTGCATTGCTGGAACATGAGCTCTATCACATTGGAGTGATGAGAGATGATGATGGTGAAATTATTTACAGTGATAGTACTGATTTGCCAAAGCATTATTTAGCTGGACATGATGTCGAAGAGTTCATCGGTGTTGTGAAGAGATGGGGCGCAAGTGAAAGTGTTAAGCGTCTTATTGAAGTTGCGAAAAACCCGCCGTTTGTATCAGAGCGGGATATTTCAAAATGCTGCGGTAACTGTGTAATCAATTGAGCCTTATGGCTCTTTTTTTTGTCCTGTTTGCTGTACGTAGCTGTACAAAGGGGAATTTATGGCAGCACTAAAAGAGCCTGTGAAAATATTTATTGTTCAAGCTCTTGCATGCCGTGATACCCCTCAAGAAGTGGTTGAACAGGTCAAGCAAGAGTTTGGAGTTGATATTAGTCGTAGCCAATGCGAATGCTATGACCCAACAAAATATTCGGGCAGAAACTTAAGCAAGAAATTTGTTGAGCTTTTTGAATTAACCAGAGAGAAGTTTGATAAAGGCTTAATTGATATTCCTATTGCTAATAAGTATTACCGTCTGAAGCAATATCAAAGACAACTTGATAGAACGCGAAATGTTAAAACAGCGTTAAAAATTCTAGAGCAGGCTGCAAGAGACATCGGTGGACAATTCACGAATCGACAAGAAATAACCGGTAAAGACGGCGGTCCAGTTCAAACGGTCAATTCTGATATTCCTGTTCCAATGGAAGAGTACTTAAAAGCACGGAGGGAGGTCGTAGATGAGTACTGATGCGGCTCGGGATAAAGTCATCAGGATCGAGGCGCAAGAAGATTTATATTTCTTCACGAGGTACATGTTTAAGGAGCGCCGTGGTTATAAATGGATGCAGAACTGGCACCACTTAGAAATCTGCGAAGCTTTGATGAAAGTTTATCGTGGTGAAATCAAGCGGTTAATTATTAACGTTCCCCCGCGTTATTCTAAAACTGAAATTGCTGTAATTAATTTCATGTCTTGGTGCTTTGGTAAAAATCCAGACTCTGAATTTATTCATATCAGTTATTCGGCCATGCTTGCTGCAAATAACGCATTTCAGACTCGCAACTTGGTTCAAGAAAAGGCTTACAAAAAGGTCTTTCCTGATCTTAAATTACGTGATGATAGTAAGGCTAAGGATTTCTGGCGTACAGCTGCAGGTGGTGTCTGTTATGCAACTGGTACAGGCGGTACCATTACAGGTTTTGGTGCAGGCAAAATGCGTGAAGGCTTTGGTGGCTGCATCATTATTGATGACCCGCATAAAGCTGATGAAGCCAAATCAAAAACTATCCGTGAAGGTGTGATTGACTGGTTTCAAAATACACTCGAGTCACGTACTAACTCGCCAGATACGCCGATCATTGTGATTATGCAGCGGCTTCATGAAGAAGATTTAGCGGGCTGGTTATTAGGTGATAGAAAAGACGGCGTTCCTGTAGCTGGTGGTAACGGTGAAGTGTGGGAGCATCTATGTCTTTCAGCTATTCAAGAGGACGGATCCGCACTGTGGCCAGCAAAACACAATATTCAAAAATTGAGGCAAATGGAGCAAGCTGCGCCGTATGTTTTTGCCGGGCAATATCGACAAATGCCATCACCGCCAGCAGGCGGTTTTTTTAAGCCTGACAATATTGAAATTGTGGATGCTTTACCTGCTGACATTGTGAAGCAAGTAAGGGCTTGGGACTTTGGTGCAACTGAGAATGAAGGCGACTTTACAGCAGGTGTTAGAGAGGCTTTGGGGGCAGATGGCTTTACCTATATTGTCGATGTAACCAAAGGGCAACTTGGTCCTGACAATGTCAATAAACGCTTAAAACAAGTAACAGAGTTGGATGGGATGGGCGTAACGGTAAGGATCCCTCAAGATCCTGGTCAAGCTGGTAAATCACAAGCCAGTTCATTCGTAAAACTTCTCGCAGGTTATGACGTAAAAGCTAAACCTGTTTCAGGTGACAAACTCACACGGGCTCAGCCTTTTGCGGCTCAAGTTAACGTGGGTAACGTCAGAATGTTGAGAGGTGATTGGAATAAAGAATTTATTGAAGAGCTTCGAAATTTTCCGAATGGAACGCATGACGACCAGGTTGATGCTGGTTCAGATGCATTTAATGAATTGAATGGAGGTTTTGAAGCCTTCTTTGCTGATATGGGATTTGCTCGATGAGTGACGTAACTTTTAAACATCCTGAGTATGTTAAAAACTTGCCATACTGGCAGAAGCTAGATGATGTATGTGAAGGTGAGGATGCGGTAAAGGCTAAAGGTGAGAAATATTTGCCAAAGCCTAATGCACATGATAAGTCACCTGCAAATAAGAGTGCTTATGAGGCTTATCGTACCCGTGCAGTTTTTTATGAAGTTACAGGTACAACATCAAATAGCTTAGTAGGTGCTGCTTTTGCCACAGATCCAAGCTTTAAGTTTCCATCTCAACTTGAGCATTTAGAGCGCAATGCTAACGGCACAGGCTTAAGTGCTTATCAATTAGCTCAAACAGGTATACGACACTTATTGAAGCATTACCGCTGTGCTCTATATGTAGACTATCCAGCAGTTACACAAGCTCGAAATCTTGCTGAGTTTAAACAACAAAAAGCCTATCCTATGATTCACATATTGAATGCCATTGATGTGATCAATTGGGATTCAATGATGATCGATAACCAGAAAAAGCTTTGCTTAGTGGTCATTCGTGAATTTACTTCTGAACGTGGAGCTGATGGCTTTAGTAAAACAGAGGTTGAACAGTACCGGGTTCTTCGTTTAGAGCCTGACAGTGAAGGAAATTACATCTATTCAGTACAGGTTTATACCAAAAGCGATAAGGGCACATGGGTAGGAGGAGAAAAGAAATTCCCAACAGATTATAACGGTGATTTCTGGTCCTATATTCCATTCACTTTTGTGGGGGCTATTGATAACTCTGAGGAGATTAAGAAGCCCCCATTGTTACCATTAGCTAATCTCAATTTAGCTCACTACAGAGACAGTGCGGACTTTCAAGAGTCCGTTTTTTATATGGGGCAGCCTCAGTTTTATGCAAAAGGGGTTAGTTGGGCTTGGTACGATGAAGCCAAAAAGCGTGGCATTTATATCGGTGCAAAAGTTCTTTTACCTTTACCTGAAAACGGTGATTTGGGGATTGTACAAGCAGATCCAAACACATTGGCTCGGGAAGCTATGAAGGATAAATGGGACCAGATGAAAGAAATGGGTGCTCGTTTAATTGAAAAGGGTTCAGCAGCTAAAAAGACTGCAACTGAATCAAACAGTGATGACGCCGTGCAGCATTCCGTTCTTTCATTATGTGTTGTGAATATGAATGAAGCCCTTTCTATGGCTTTACGATGGGCAGCAAAGTTTGTAACGCCTAATGTTGATGTTCTGACTAAAGATGAACTAATGTTTGAAATCAGTCAGGAATTCAATAAGCAAGGTTATCTCGCTGAACTTGCACGTCAATTATTTGAAGCAGCATTACAAGGACGTTCTTCATTTAAATCTTGGTGGGAATATAACCAGACTGGAATGTTCCCTAAACAAAAATATGAAGAAGAACTGGTTAATGTCGAATCCGAAAAAGACGGAACAGTGAATCTATAGGTAGGTTGATATGGCTAAAGATAATAAAAATCTTTTGGAAGTACTCACTCAACACCAGGCTTATCTTTATCGGACTTCTTCTCAATCAGTAAATGAATTATTGGGTTTGTTCAATGATGATACGAGTGCGATGCTATCAAAGCTTCGTGATTTACTGGATGAGCTTAGTGATTCAGAAAAGATTGCTTTAGCTGGAGGCAAATACACAACTTCAAATCTAAAGGAAATTAGAGATTTAATTACCCAATGGTTTGGCAGTTTAAATACAAGCCTACCTGAAGTATTCGCCGTTTCAGCTACGGCAATGGCCGTTTATGAAGCCAGTTATATGGCCAAGTTGTTCGGCGGAAAGATAAATAAACCTGACGGAGAAAAGCTTTACTCTGCAGCTAAAAAGGTTCCACTTACAGGCGGTGCACTTGTTGATGATCTTCTATCAAGAATTGCTGAGAGTGCCCGTCAAAAAGTTGAATATGCAATTCGTGACGGAATCAATACCGGTAAAACGAATCAGGAAATTGTTCAGCGTATTCGCGGTACCAAGCGGCTTAATTATGAAGATGGAATCTTAAATGGTACCAAGACAGATATTGATCGCACTGTTAGGACTGTACGAAGTCATGTGGCCAATCAAGCTTATCTGAAAAGCTTTAATCAATTAGGCTTTGAATATGTGCGCTTTGTTAGTGTTCTAGATGGAAGAACATCGAAGCTATGTGCATCACTAGATGGTTCAATTTGGGAAATAAACGACCCTGCCAAACGTGTACCGCCGTTGCATCCTCATTGCCGCAGTATTCTGGTACCAGTTGAAAAAGAAGGGAAGCTTCCGGGGGAGCGTCCGTTTGTGATGGATGAGCGCAAAGTCAAGGATATTCCAAAAGATGAGCGTAGTCAGTTAATCGGGCAGTTGGATGCAAACACTACATTTAAAGAATTCTTTAAAAAGACCGATGACTTTTTTCAGAAAGAGTGGCTAGGGCCAAATCGTTATAAGCTCTTCAAAGAAGGAAAGTTTGATTTTGAAAAGTTTTTCGATCCAGAAGGGCGACTTTACACACTCGACCAACTTCGGAAGTTGGATGAACAAATGTTTAAGAGGTTGGGATTATGAAACAAATAACCATGAGTGAGGCGCAATATGTCCTCAGCACAAATCTTATTCTATTGCCATTTGTTCGAAAGATAATCCCAAGATATATGGCAATTTTTGGTTATAGCTTTAAACAGCCAAAAGCACATATTCAACCTTAAATCAAATTACAACCATAGCACCTTCGAGTGCTTTTTTAATGTGAGGTCATCATGACAAAGCAACCGCAAACCCTTCAAGAGTTAGTGCAAAATGTTGAATATTTCAATGTGGACCAGCCATCACCAGATGCAGTGCCTAAACGCATTATATGCATCTTAAAACTTCACTCTGGAGTGCAAGTAAACGGCGAGTATTTAATTCCTGAAGGCTCACCAGTTGGTGATTACAATCCATTTGCACTTACAGCTGCCATTGAGAACTTAAAACAGCTCGGATTTGAAATTATTGAACCACCTACAGAGCCTCAAGTAATCGAAGGTGAGGCGGTTGAGATTGGCCAGAATGTACATGAACCATCACTTAAAGCGGTTGAATCACCAAAAATTGAAAGCTTGGAATCCCGTGTAACTGTCACAGGTGCTGGTGTTAGCACTTATGATGCTCATAATGCAAAGCTTCATTCTATTGAAGTATTGACCTCACTTTTAAAAGCTCCTCGAGTAAATCCCAAAGTTTTAGACGCAGCAAATACAAAGCTTGTTAATCTTATCGAAAAGCTTTAATCATCAATGCTAATTGGATGAAAATTAGGAGTAAGAAATGCCAAATACTGAAAATCAAACAGAACTAGAAATCCAAAGTAAAGGTTTAGATGCGCCACGCTTAGCACCTAATAATATTGATGCCAAAATTAAGTCAGAAGAGTTTCACTCACTACCTCACAATATTACGGTTTGTATTCTTGTATTAGAAAATGGCTATAAAGTTACTGGGTTAAACCATGCAAGTGTGAGCCCGGAAAATTTTGATGCAGAAATGGGGCGGAATCTTGCCTATCAAGATGCGCGTCGAAAAATATGGAAGTTGGAAGGCTACCTTCTTAAAGAAAAGTTATACCAGGCACAACTCGATAGTCAGTTTTAAAAATTAACAGAAATGAAGCGTCCATAAGGGCGCATTTTTTATGCCTGCCGAAAGCGGATGCAGACGGCGTAACCGGGTGGATGCCCATTTTGAAAATATAGGTTGGATGACCAATGAAACTTAAAACAGTAACGATCGACGGTAAGGTATATGCGGAAGTAGAGGGTGATAAACCTATCTATGTTCATGATGATGGTAAAGAGATGCCACATGATGCCGCTCACTCTGTAGCAACTATTGCACGTTTAAACAATGAAGCAAAAACGAACCGTGAAGCGAAAGAAGCGGCAGAAAAAGCTCTAAAAGCTTTTGAAGGGATCGATGATCCAGTGGCAGCTAAGAAAGCAATTCAGACAATGCAAAATCTTGACGATAAAAAGCTGGTGGATGCTGGTGAAGTTGAGAAAGTGAAAGCTGAAGCTATCAAAGCTGTTGAAGATAAATACGCTCCAATCGTTCAACAACGTGATGCACTTGAAGCTTCTTTACATAAAGAGCTTATCGGCGGTGGTTTTGCTCGTTCTAAGTACATTCAAGACAACATTGCAGTTCCAGTTGATATGGTTCAGGCAACCTTTGGTAATCACTTCAAAATCGAAGATGGCGAAGTAGTTGCCTACGACCAAAAAGGCGAAAAGATTTATTCCCGTGTTCGCCCTGGTGAGCTTGCAAATGTTGACGAAGCTTTAGAGTCCTTGGTTGGTGGATACCCGCATAAAGACTTAATTCTTAAAGGTGGTAAAGGGACAGGTGGTGGTTTCCAAAGTGGGGGCAAAGGTGGAGCTCCAGCAGGTATGAAGCGCAGCGAGATGTCAGTATCTCAAAGAGCAGATTACATCAAAGAACATGGCCAAGAATCCTTCCTAAAACTACCGAACTAATTATTAAACATTTGGAGATAAGTCGTTATGACTACAACAGTTAATTCAGACATGATCATCTACAACCAATTGGCACAAACTGCTTATTTAGAGCGTTTGCAAGACAATTTGAATGTCTTTAATGAGGCATCAGCTGGAGCGATTCTTTATAAAAATGAAATCATTGAAGGCGATTTTAATAAAGAATCATTTTATCGTGTTGGCGGCAGTATCAAGCACCGTGATGTGAACTCTAATGCTAAAGTTAACCATGAAAAAATTGGCGCTGGAGAATCTGTAGGTGTGAAAATTCCGTTTAAATACGGTCCTTATGCATCTACTGAAGAAGCTTTTAAGCGTCGTGCTCGTACACCTGAAGAGTTTGCAATGATTCTTGGTTATGACTTGGCAGATGCTTTAGTTGCAGGGCGTTTACAGTACAGCTTGGCTTCATTAAAAGCTGCGATTACAAGCAATCCTGATATGGTAGCAAAAGGAAGTATTGCAGTAGACGGTCGAAAAGCATTAACACGTGGGATGCGTAAATTTGGTGACAAGTTTGGGCGTATCGGTTTGTGGGTAATGAACTCAGACACCTATTTCGATATTGTAGATGATGCTATCACTAAGCAGATTTATGGAGAATCTGAAATCGTTATTTATGGCGGTTTACCAGGTACTTTAGGTAAACCTGTACTTGTAACTGACGCCGTAGGTGATAACGATGCTTTTGGCTTGCAGTACGGAGCAGTGACTGTAACAGAGTCGCAAGTACCGGGCTTCCGAGCATACGACATCAATGATGAAGAAAACTTTGCTATTGGTATGCGTGCTGAAGGTACATTTAACCTAGATATTCTTGGTTATAGCTGGGATACAACGAAAGGTGAGAATCCAGATCTTACTTTGCTTGGTTCAAGTGCCAACTGGAAGAAACATGCAGCCAGCAACAAAATGACGGCTGGTACACTGCTTGACTTGTCAGGTACAACGACTGGTTAATTGCTAAAAATCTCATTTATCAGAGGGCTTAATAGCCCTCTTTTTTTCAATAAGAGAAAAGCCTCATGAAATTAATCTATACACGTATTGCCGCAGCTGCAGCTTTAGAAGTAGGGACAATTGCAAACCCTGACTATTATGAATTTCCAAATCGCAGTGCTGAAGAAGTAATTATTTATGGTCACTATCCAAAAATTCAAAATGACTATGAAACTTTGGATATTCCAGTTGAAGTTCGCAAATTGGAAGAACCTGCAAAAACCACTTTGGCCACAGTAAATGTTGAGGTAGGAATTACACCTGAACTGCAAGAGGTTATCGATAATGCGAAAGCCGAGTGTGAAAAAGTTGTTGAAGAAAACGGGCAACTTAAACAAAAAATCCAAATCTTAGAACAGGCCAGTGGTAATAGTTCGGAATTAATTTCTGAAAATTCACGTTTAAAAGATGCTGTAACCCTAGCAGACAATGCTACTAAAGCAGCTGAAGCACAAGTAGTAAGCATCCAAGCTGAATTTGATGCTTTTAAAAATGATGTCGCGGCAATGCAGGCACGTATTGCTGAGCTTGCATCAGGTGAAGGCTCAACTGTTAAACCTGAAGAGTCGAATCAAAATGATTATGAAAGCTGGACAAACGATCAGCTCAAAGAGTTTTTAGCTAGCAAAAACATTGGCTATAAACCATCAGCAACAAAACCAGAACTTCTTAAATTAATCCCGAAGGAATAATGATATGAGCTTTATTACTGTAGATGACGCAAATTCAATTTTGGGCAGCGATTTTGCACCGGATAGTGATAAAGCTCGTCTAGTCCAACTTGCTAATGTATGGATGAAAAAACGAATAGGATTTGTGCCAGATCCTCTTGACCCACTTCTTAAAGATGCAGCCTGTGAAATTGTTAAAGGTATTTTGGCCAAGGTAATTTATAACGGCAAAGATCAACTGTTGAAGCGTAAGAAAGTAAAGGCCGATTCTGTTGAGTCTGAAAAGGAATATCAAGATGGATCTGAAGCAATCTCCAGCTTTGAGCAGATAGCAATTGATTTTATTGATTCCCTTGATCTGAAGGATCCAAACGCTAGTTTTAATGGCTTTGGAATTCCACTTTATAGAGCATGATTTATGGGCCTACGTGACGAAATTCAGGCAGAAATTGCTGAAGCATTTGACGAGGATCTAGCTGAGGCCGTTCATACTTTTACGTGTGAAAGGATAGTCAGTACAAGCTGGAATCCTAAAACTAACACTTCTGAAAATATAGTTGAAAATTATTCTGGTCGTGGTGTTTTGTTTGGTTCGTACAATCAGTATGAGATCCAGACGCTAGGTGTACTCGCGACTGATAACAAAGCTGTCATTCTTCAAAATGAAGTGACAATGGTACCGAAAATTGATGATGAGTGGGTTACTGGATTAGGAACATTCCGTGTAATACATATTCAACAAGATCCAGCCGCGACCATTTGGAAGTGTCAGTTACGGAGAGTGTGATGTCTTGTGTTGTATATAAATTTCATGAAAGTGTTCAAGTGGTACCTGAAGATGATTTAAGACCACACACTTTTTTTCATTGTGAATGCCATCCCAAAATTGTGGATGGCATTTTTGTTCATAATTCATTTGATGGTAGAGAGGCTACGGAAACACTCTTACCAAGCTGAGAGGATGGCCATGATTAATAACGATTATGTGCCTGAGTGGTACATATCACCGTTTCAACATGTCAAATATACACTCGCAAGAAATCAGTTGCACATGGATCTATTATTTGAGGACATGGGTGAAGCTGATCAATTTTTGGATATGGGAGCGGATGCCCAGGTTAGCACTTTTTCTAATGGTGCTTATGCAATTGTCCAGATCGGGGAGACGTCAGATAAAGATCAAATTCAAGTTTATGGATTGCTTTTACATGAAGCTGTTCATGTCTGGCAAATAGTAAAGCGGCGAATGGGTGAAAGTGAACCTAGTGTTGAGTTTGAAGCATATTCAATTCAAGCAATCGCTCAAGACCTTTTTGAAATGTACGAAGCAAGCGAGGTGAGCAATGGGGTGGACGGGGAAAAAGCCAACTAACTTTAGCTTTGATGTTGTAAAAAATGCTGAAGACCAGGTTAAGAAAATTGTAATGGATACCGTGCAATCACTTGTTGTTAGTAGTCCGGTTGATACTGGAGCTTATAGAGCATCACATATAGTTTCGATTGGATCTGGTGATTATAGCTCTCGTGGACCTGAAACAAACGCCGTTCAAGATGCAGCGATTCAAGCTGTTAAGTTTAAGCTGGGTAATTTAGTTTACATACAAAATAATAAGCCTTATGCGGAACGATTGGAAAATGGCTGGTCCGATCAAGCACCGCTGGGTATCTACAGCACTACGTTTACTTATATTACTCAAAAGTATGGTGGTTAATATGGCAATGACTTTAGAGCAGACAAGGCAGGCTATTATCGAGCGTATGCAAAGCTTTACAGGGATTGCCCAGGATAGAATCCAGTATCCAAATGCACCTGGCTTTACTGTGCCAACAAAAGGCTTATGGTGTCGTTTGACTATTGCAGGTGGACCAAGTTTTATTGCTGGACTTGCTGACAAACCTAGTACGCGCCGTACAGGCAATATTCTAATTCAATGTTTTGCACGGCCTAATACTGGTGATATGGAAATTACAGTTTTAAGTGATGCTTTACTTGCCCATTTTGAGTATTTCGGAATCGAACATTTAGAATGTTTGCAGGGGCAATCTGTTTATACAGGTAAAGATGCTGACTTCATTCAGTATAATGTGACGATTGGATTTAGGGTGAATTGATATGTCTTGCATGCTGACACTGGAAGAAATAGAGATTAAGCGACAAGAGTTAGAGCGCCATTTAGAACATGTAATGGGCGCAGAGTTAGACAAATGGCAAAGAGATAATCAGTTGTGTGTATCTGATGTGAATGTGCGCCTTGCAAACACTCAACCCCTTGGCTCAACTAAACATAATCTTGTAACTGGAGTAAGTGTTGAACTAGATTACAAACCTTAAATGACTGAAAAATAAATGACCGCCGTTAGGCGGTTTTTTTTCGCCAGAAATTTAGTGGCCACCTTCGGGTGGCTTTTTTATGCCTAACGTTTGGAGTAAAAAGACATGTCGAGTGGTGCACGTCAGATAACACAAATTGCAAAAGAAACAACGGTTGGCACAACGCCTTCACCTTTTGCACGTACTACCTTTGAATTTACTGAAAATGGCTTAGATGCAACAGTAACAAAGGAAGACTCAAATTCAATTACCAGTGGACGTATTGCACGTGCGTCAATGATTACCGGTGCAGAGTATGCCGGTGAATTAAAATGCGAAGCAAAATATAGCCCTTTAGTTCAAGACCTGATGGCCGCAGCAGCTTTTAACAACTGGTCATCTAATGTTTTAACTTTTGGTGGAACTCTTCGCCAAACCTTCTCTGTTTTACGCGGTTTTGACGATGTAAATGACTACCATGTTTTCCGTGGGTGCCATGTAAATACATTTGGAATTGATATTCCTGAGGCTGGGTTAATTACAATGACCTTCGGCCTAATGGCCCTTGGTCGCACAAACTTTTCTACTGCTCCAACTGGAACAATTACGGCCGCTGATAATAGCCCTAAATTATCGAATGTCTCTGTAGGAGATATTTTGATTGACGGCGTTTCTCAAGCGGGAATTTCATGCCTGACAGCTTTTACATTTAATTGGGATAATACTATGCAGCTGCAACGCTGCTTGGGCGGCGGGATCAATGCACGTGCAATTTTAGAAATGCTTGCCAATGGCACAGGTTCATTTACGGCGGCATGGTCACGTAACACATCTGATATGTATGAAAAGCAATTCACTAATAAAACGATTTCTTTAAAAGTTCCAATCACTGATGTAGATGGAAATAAATATGAAATCTTTATCCCTAAAGCGGAAATTACCGCTCCGTTACCTAGTGGTGGTACTGCTGATCTTTTAAATGCTTCTTTTGAATATAAAGTTGTGGAAATTGCCCCAACGATTACCCGTACACCAGCAGTTGTTCCTGCACCTTAATTAATCTGATAGCAGCCTTTATGGCTGCTTTTTTTTGGAGTTAAACATGGCTTTAAAAGTAAGCATTCAGACTAGTAAAACGGTTAGTAAATGGCGGGAATATGTTGATAAGGAAGGAAATGTATTAGCTGAATTTAAAATTCGTGGTATCTCTTATAAACCATATCAAGTGGCCCTTGAACGAGCAAATAACCAAATTACCTCTAAAGGCTATGATGTCAGTAAGGCTTCAAAAGAAGATAAGCTTTATCATGAGCTACTTTTAGAAGCTGCTGCATGTCATCTAATCGAAGACTGGAAAGGTGTGGTTTTTGAGGAGAAGAATGCAGAAAAAGAGATTGTAGAAACAGAGCCTGAATATTCACCCGAAAATGCAATAAAGCTTTTAAATATGGGAGATATAGGGGTAGCTGTTTGGTTATACATCAGACAAGAAGCAGAGAATATCCAAAACGAAGCCGATTTTTACAAGGATGAAGTAGTGGGAAAGTCGTCCAGCTCTACAACTGGTCCAAGTTCAACTCAGAAGAAGAAGCGAACGACTACGGCCAGAAACAAACGGCAATCGCCAAAGCCTTAAACTTGAAAAAGCCAGAAGAATTTCAGAAGCCTGAATATTCATTTACCTCACATGCAATTTTATCGGCGTATAACGTTATTTCGCGCTCAAGACGTTATGAGCAAGGCATTCCTCTAGCTTTGGATATTTCATCCATATCTGCATATTGTGATCATTACGAACTTCCAGTCGATAGAGATATTTTTAACGACTGTATATTCGCGATGGATAATATTTTTCTGGATGATTCGCATAAAAAAATGAAGCGGCCTGTTAAAAAATAACCCTAGGGTTATTTACTTTGAATAACTCTAGGGTTATAATTCTCCCATCAAGTTAATAAGGGAATGGTGTGAAAAGTCTGGATTTAATCAAAATGATTGAAGCAGACGGTTGGTATGAGGTTAGGGTTACAGGAAGTCATCATCACTTCAAACACCCAACCAAAAAGGGGTTAGTAACAATCCCGCATCCTAAAAAGGATTTACCAAGCGGAACTGTTAAAAGCATTTTGAAGCAAGCGGGTCTAAATTGACCCGCTGTTTCCTGACTTTAAATATCTGCCCTTTACAACTAACCATAACGCAGTGGGCGATATGTTTATGCCAAGGGCATGGAGTGTTGAGATGTTATATCCAATTGCAATTGAACGAGGATCAGATACCGAGGCATTTGGTGTCACTGTTCCTGATATTCCAGGTTGTTTTAGTGCTGGTGATACACTTGAAGAAGCTATTGAAAATATTAAAGAAGCTATTTCAGGTCATTTAGAAATCTTAGCTGAAGATGGAGAGGAAATTCCTGAAGCTTCAGAATTGATTAAATTTATAGATGATGCTGACTATAAGGGTATGATCTGGGCAGTGACCGAGGTTGATGTAAGCCGCTATCTAGGTAAGCCTGAAAAAATCAATGTTACTTTGCCAAGCCGATTAATTCGGAAGATTGATGATAATGTAGGTAAGGATAAAAGATTTAAAACCCGATCTGCATTTTTGGCCGCTGGTGCTGAAAAGCTACTACATGCTTAAAATAGAGAAGCCACTCGATTGAGTGGCTTTTTTATTTCTCACCTGTTAAATTTTATCCATTAAAAAATGATGGGTAATTTCATGAAAAAGATTATTTTATTGGGTTTGGTTTCAATTCTTGGTGGATGTTCAGTTGCACCGATTCAATTGCCAAATAATGTATCAACTATAAGTGCTAGTTCAGCGGGGGATACATACATTGATAAAATTGATTATTCTTTTAATTCAACAGGTACATCATTCTCTAAATTGAAATTATGTGCTGCTGAAAATTTTCAAAATGATGATATTGTTCTACATGACCAAGCTGGTAGTTTCATAGGGGCATATACAGGTAGATATTATGAGAATAATAATACTCAAGTTCACCAAGGAAAGTCTGTTTTTAAATATCTAGATGAAAATGAAAAAACATTTATTGCAAATGGCAATGTAAAGACAAAAGGACAGCAAGCAGGTCTTATTACAGATTTTGTTAAATATGATGTAAAGGTTGCTCTTAAAGAAAATAAAGTTCAATTTGTAATGAGTAATATTTTGAGAGCTCAACAAAATACAGGCACATCAAGTAATAATGGTTTTAGACAGGTTGGAACATGGGCTGGAGCACGTGCACCTGGTGTTATTGAAGCATTAGATGGTGTGGCTCATAAATATCAAAACTGTATTCTTGCTAATTAAACAAGTAGTAATAAAAAAGCACCTTAGGGTGCTTTTTTTAGTAAATACGCCAGCTTGGTAATTTTATTTAATTTTGAACAACCCACTCCTTGAGTGGGTTTTTTATTGCCTGGAGAAAAGTAAGATGACTCAAGAATCTCGTCTAGTCATTGTCATTGATTCAAAAAATGCAGAGCGTAACGCGCGTAATCTAGCCAATGAATTAGATAGCATTGAAAGAAATGGTGATTACGCTACTAAGTCAATGGATAAGCTTTCTGTAGCGACCAGACAGCTTGCAGGATATATGGCTGGGGTTGTTACCGTAGGGGCAGCAATTAATAAAATGGATCTCTACACGGGTATTAATAATAAACTTAAATTAGTAACAAACAGCCAAGAAGAATTGAATCGTGCAATGACAGATACCTTTGATATTGCACAGCGTTCAGCTTCTTCATGGAGTGCGGTAAATGATGTTTACTCGAAATATATGTCTAATGCCAAGACTTTAAATCTTACACAAGCACAAACTGCCAAACTTACAGAAATTACTTCAAAAGCTGTTGCAATCAGTGGCTCTAATGCTGAGTCGGCAGCAGCAGCTCTATTTCAGTATGGACAAGCATTAGATGGCGGTGTGCTTAGAGCAGAGGAGTTCAACAGCCTTGTCGATGGTGCTGGTGGACTTTTAAATGCTATGGCAAAAGGTTTGGGAGTTACCCGTGGTGAGCTTCGTCAAATGATGCTTGATGGAAAACTAACTGGTGAAGTTATTACCAAGGCATTACTGCAGGCTGGTGATAGCGTTGAAGAGCTCTATGGAAAGACTGACAAGACTATTGGTCAATCCCTAGAAATGCTAAGTAATGGTATTACGAAATTTGTAGGTGAAACGGGGAAAGGTTCGGGTGCAGCTCAAACTTTATCTGGTTCTATTCAGGTTTTAGCAAACAATTTAGATTTATTAGTGAATGGGGCCGTAGTTGCTGGAATTGGTTTAATTACCAAAGCAGTATTAACGAAAACAGTAGCCATCCAAGCAAGCATTGCTGCCTCGGCTCAACAGAGAGCTGCGAATTTAGCTGAAGCTCAATCTCAAGTACAGTTACTTGGTGTTGAAGCTATGAGGGCGCGTCAAGCTGCTGCATTGGCTCTCACTGAAATAGGATTAGCTAGGGCAGAATATAATGCGGCGACAACTGCAAATGCTCGAGCTGCAGCTATACAACGTAAAACTGCTGCCGAGATTGCACATAGCATTGCTTTAAAAGAGGCAACTGCAGCCACAATGGCCTATACAGTAGCTCAAGGGAATTTAAATCGAGTTGCGACATTAGGTAGTCGTGCTTTAGGTTTAGTAGGGGGGCCAATAAACGCTATCGCCCTGGGAATTACTGCACTAGCTGCTGGCTATATGTATTTTCAGGATAAAGCAGCGCAAGCTAATAAAAAATTAGAAGAACAAGCTTCTGTAGCCAAAAAAGCTAAAGAAGAACTTTTAGCCTTGCGTGGACTTGAAAAAGATTCGGCAATTAATGACATGGCCACTTCATTTGAGCGGCAAAATAAGGCATTAGCAGAATCAAGTAGCAAGATTAATATTCAGTTAAATGCCATAGCTCAACTTTATAAGGGGAATAAAGAGATCGTCCAGGTTGTTAATGATGCGAGGGATGGCACCATTAGCATGAATGAGGCAGTTAAACGTTTTAATGATTTACGTATTAGTAAAGAGATCTACAATTCCCTTAAAGAAAATACTAAAGAATTTGAAAAAAATGCTAAAGAAGCTAAGACCACGAAAGATTCACTTAAACTTTTTGGAATTGAGGTTGAGTTATCAGGCAAAAAAGCACAAACGGCAGTTGCAGGGATTGACGAAAATTCGAAAGCTTTAATTGGTAATGAAAGTGCCGCCCAAAAAGCTACAAAAGCCCAAAAAGGATATTTTGACAGTCTAAGAAATGATGTGTTGAATTCTAATGAAGAATTGGCATACCTGAATCTTGGTTATAGTGAAGAGGTTGTTAAAAAGATCAAGGAGTTAGAAAAGGCAAAACAAGCTGTAGCTCCTGCTGGAACAACAGTGATTGTTACAAATGAAGAAATTGCTCAAATCATTACAGCACAAAAAGCATTGGATGCACTTAAGGAAAAGAAAGATGCGATAACAGAAGCTGAAAAGAAACATACTAGTGAACTTGAAAAACAGCAAAAAATTATGGCTGTGAATGCAAAAGTACAAGCATTATCAAAGAAATATAATATTTCTGATAAGGCTGCAGCTGCTGGTATTCCACAAGGCCTGATTGAAGGCATGATTATGCAGGAAAGCAGAGGAGATACTTATCGTAAAGGCAAATTATTAACATCACCAGTCGGTGCTCAAGGTTTGGCACAATTTATGCCAGCTACAGCTAAACAGTATGGTGTTGATGTTAGAAGTGAAGAATCTAGTGTTAATGGAATGATTAAGTATGTTTCAGCTCTTCTTAGACAGTTTGGTGGAGATGTTGAAAAGGCTATTATGGCGTACAACGCTGGACCGGATAATGTAAAAAACGGAAAGGCATATGGATACAAAGAAACTAAGAAATATCTAGCAAACGTAAAGTCGTATGCAGCAGGTGCGAACGGATATTCAGCTGGTGATATTTCTTCTAAAGACTTCGATAATATGCTTGATGATTCAGCCAAAATGGCTGAAGAGCGGGCAAAATTGCGCTTACAGTTGGAAAATGATGTTGCTAATGAAGTAACTAAAATTAGAAATGAACTCTCGAAAAAATTAGAAGATGTAGATAAAGCTAATTTCAACCCAGCACGTAAAGATGAAATTAAAGCAGAGTTAAAAGCACGTGCTGATAATGATATTGCTATTGCCCAACAGGCTTTAAAAACCAAGTTGGATGACTATAAACAATTTAATTTAACAGAAGAGGATCTAATAAAGGAAAGCTTTGCAAGGCGTCAATTTGAAGCTGAGCATGACTTTCAATTAACCCAAGATCAACGTAAAGAAGCAGTTAATTTACTTGGTCAACAACTTCAGCAAGAACTAGGCTTACTCAAACTAGCCCAAGAACAGAGATTATTTCAGGCTAAACAATTTCTATATTCAGAGATTGATGCAATGAGGGAAAGATATCGACTTGAGCGTGAGGAAATTTTAAAGAATAGTAAGCTTAGTGATGAAGAGCGTCAAAAAAGAATAATGTTATCAAAATCACAAGAGCAGTTAGAGGTCCTGGATAAAGCTGCTACGGCAAGTCGAAGTTGGGATCGTACATATGCAGACATGACAGGGAACAGCCAACAATATCAGTTGGACCAAACTCGCGCCGACCAAACAGCACAGTCATTAAATATGGCAAATGGTCAGGAAGCTGTTTTGAATATGCAGGCTGAGGATCCAAATGCAAATTTACAGGAAATTGCAGCACAACGGGAACAAATATGGGCTGAACATACCGAGCGAATGAAGCTCATCGAGTCAACTTATCAGAATGACTCTATTAGCCTGCAATTAGGTTATGGAGCTAACGTAACTGGTGCATTAGCTGGAATGTTTAAGAATATGCTGGGTGAGTCATCAAGTGCTTACCGCATTCTTTATGAAAGTCAGCGTGCATTTGCCTTAGCACAAGCGGGAATGAATATGTGGAAAGCCGCATCCGATGCTTATGCGAATGAACCAGGTACTTGGTATCAGAAAGCAGCCGCTGCCGCTATAGCCACCTTGAAGTCAGGAACATTTGTTTCTCTGATCCAAGCTGCAACACCACAAGGTTTTGCAGATGGCGGATATACAGGAAATGGACTTAAACATACACCAGCAGGAATAGTGCATAAGGGCGAAGTTGTATGGTCGCAAGATGACATTAAAAGATGGGGTGGTGTTGGCGTAGTTGAATCAATGCGGACAAGTTCACCAAGCGGTTATGCTAACGGTGGGTACGTTTCTAATAATCAATCTGATGCGATTGCTACGAGAAGGGAGACTAGACAGTTTGATGCGATTAACTCCAATAATACTAATACCAAACCTTCTGGTGATATTAGTATCAGTCAAACCATTACTTTTACAAATGATGGTTCTGCCCAAGTTGATACGCAAGGGCAGAAGGAAATTGCTCAAAGTCTTAACAGTATGATGAACAGCTGGGCTAGACGAGAGAGTATGCAAGGTGGGGTATTGTATAAAATTGTCAGAGGTTCACGGTAGATGAGACCAGTTTAACCTGATAACTTATTTATACTTATTATGCTTTTTATTTAGAGGAAAAGATGAGTCAAGAAAATAGTAAAGATAAACTTGCTTGGATTGATAAGCTTATTCAACTTGGTTTTGATGGTGATGAGGTGATTAACTCATTAGTTGGAAACCTAGTGTCTTATTTGGCACAAAAAGAAATTATTGATCTTGATGATTACTTGAAATTTACTGAAGAATCAAAAAACACTTACATTCAAAATCTTAAAAATGAAGGTCATAGTGATGATTCGGATATCGTTCGCCATGTGAATCGACAATTCAGCATGCATGTTAATGATTTCAAGGGATCAGAATGATGTTTCCACTTTTCCGTTAATTGCGGTATAGTTTTATTAATCTGGTCATACTTTAGATATGGCTATTAAAAGCTCGCTTAACGCGGGCTTTTTTTGTGAGAAAAATTTATGAGTGATCTTATATTCACTTTTGAATGTGACCTAGATGGTAATAACCAAACGCAACGCTTTAATACGTTATCAACTAAATTTGGTGATGGATATGAGCAAACAACTTCAGTTGGTATAAACAATAAATCTGGTGAATGGACTTATCAACGCACAGCAGAAAAGGCTGAAATTATGCAAATTAAAGCATTTTTTGATGCCCACAAGGGTGCCAACTCTTTTTTGTGGGACTCGCCGTTAGATGGTCAAGTGCGTGTAAAAGCTGGTGATTATCAACCTACTTGTTTAGGTGGAAATACCTGGCGAATTTCAACTACATTCAAGCAGGTTTTCCAACCCTAATATTTTACTCAACGGCTCCTAATTGGAGCTATTTTTTTGCTTATAGGAGCATAACCATGGCTGTTAAAACTTTAGATCTTGCTGAAGCATTTTTTGTTGGCGAACTACGTACTCAATTGTTTGATGCTCGTAGTTTTGGCAATGATTTGCCCGCAGGTAAAATTGAAACTTTAACCATTAATTATGATAAGCCTTCTAATTCAGTGGGTATTGTAGTTACACCAGGTGGTGGTACGAATGGAAGCATGACTTTACTTGATGCTGATATTACCAGATGGGCAATGCAGACAATTCAAAATGCTGGGTATTTATATGGCGTAACAGTTAATTCATTAAATATGAAATATGACTTAGCGACGAAAAAAATTAGCGTTGAATACACTCCAGTCGCGGAAGCTCCAGTTCAAGCTTAAGGAGTATCTATGACTTTACAGAGTGATTTCCAAAAACTCGAACCTGGTGGATTAATCCACCTGTACGAGTTAGATGCCACTTCCTACGGAATTGGCATCTTGCGTTTTCATGGTCACCAACAAGAAGGAAGCATTTTTTGGCAGGGTGAAGAGTTTGAAGCAATTAGCTTGGAAGTCTCTGGTCTAGAAATGCGTTCGGACGGCAAAGCTTCTGCACCAACGTTAACGATCGCAAATAACATCGGGGGAATACAGGGGGCAATTTCAGCTTACTGTCTTCAATGTAAAGATTTTGTTGGGGCAAAGCTTAAAGTAATAACGACCCTTTCAAAATATCTTGATGCCAAAAATTTCCCTGAAGGTAACCCTACAGCGTCGAATGAAGCTAAAGAACAGAAATGGTATATCGAGCAAAAAACATCTGAAAATGCTCAACAAGTAACTTTTGAACTTTCAAATCCAATTGATTTTGAAGGTTTGCGAATTCCAGTTCGTCAAATTACTTCTTTATGTCATTGGTGCACCATGGGTAAGTACCGTGGTGAAGAATGTGGGTATACCGGCACGGCCATGTTTACTGATAAAGATGAACCGACTGATGACCCAGCTTTGGATCGATGCGGTGGAAGGCTCAGATCATGTCGAGTACGTCTTGGTGAAACTAAACCGTTGCCTTTTGGCGGATTCCCAGCATCGAGTCTTATGTGAGAACTTATGAAATTAACGGCAAAGATTAAAAAAGCAATCATGGCTCATGCTGATGAGTGCTATCCACAAGAATGCTGCGGTGTGATCGTTGGGAAAGAATATATCCGTTGCCGCAATATTTCTGATAAAGCTGATGAATTCGAGATTCATCCAGAAGATTTAACCATTGCTGAAGACCAGGGCGAAATTGTTGCTTATGTACATTCCCATCCAGATGGAACGACAAGAGCCACTGATCTTGATCTGGTTCAAATTGAATTGCACAAAAAACCATGGGTTATTTGTTCTTACCCGGATCTCGATTTCACCGTGTATGAACCATGTGGATACCGTGCGCCTTTAGTTGGGCGTAATTATTACCATGGTTGGCAAGATTGTTATGCGCTTATACGCGATTTTTATAGTCGTGAATTAGGTATTGAGCTCATGGATTTTGAAAGAAAGGATGCTTGGTGGGAAGAAAGTGATCATCCCTCACTTTATCTAGAAAACTACGCACGCGCAGGGTTTTACGAGGTTGATAAGCCTCAGTATGGCGATATGTTGATTTGCCGTGTAGGACGTACAGAACATCCTAACCATGCACTTGTATGGCTTAGGGATAATGGAAAGTTGAAATCTGAACAAACTGAAAACTGCATTGGCTCTACGCTAATTCTTCATCATCCATATAACCGAAAGTCAGTGCGGGAAATCTATGGTCAGCAATGGCTTGAACGTACAGTTAAAATCTTGAGGCACCGAGATGTTAAAAACAATTAAATTGTATGGAGTACTAGGGCAAAAGTTCGGTCGAGAATTTAAGCTTGATGTAGCAAATACTCGTGAAGCAATGCGTGCTTTATCGGTACAAATTGAAGGCTTTGAGAAATTCATGATGCATGCACATGAGCAAGGTTTGCAGTTTGCCGTATTTCTTAAAAGTAAAAATTCAAGCAATAAACGCGGTAAGAAAAGCCCATCAATCTATGACCATGAAACTAAGCGACTCATTACTGGAGACAATATCGGTGAAGAGCAGCTTGATATGAATACCGAAGCCGATGTTATTCATGTAGTACCTCGTGTTGTAGGTGCTGGGGGTAATGGAGCTCTACAAACCATTCTTGGTGCAATTATGGTTGTTGTGGGAGTAGTGATGCTCTACATCCCAGGCACCCAAGCATTTGCTCCATCTGTGATTGCGGCAGGTGTTGGGATGATGGTAGGTGGTATCGCAATGATGCTAATGCCTAAAATTGACAATGCACAAGACCAAAACCAAGACGGTAACAAGGCTAACCAAGGGTTTGGTAGTGCTGTAACAACCGTAGCTCAAGGTAACCCAGTTCCAGTTCTGTATGGCCAACGAGAAGTTGGTGGATTCATTGTGAGCGCTGGTCAATATCCTGAAGACCAGTTGTAAAAAATTAAATGTATTTCAAGGCGCTTTAAGCGCCTTTTTTATTGCGCGAGATTTGATATGGCGATTGTAAAAGGCGCGAAAAAGGGTAAAGACGAAGCACGGCAGCCAGTAATTGCTCCTGATTCAGCACAATCAAAAACCTATATAAATATTTTATATGGATTGGCAGAAGGAGAGGTGGAAGGGTTAGCGAATGGAAATCAATCTATTTTTCTTGAAGAAACTCCTTTGCAGGACGCTAATGGAAATGTCTCATTTTCAAATGTAAAAGTTGATTTTCGGAAAGGTACAAATGATCAAGATTATATTGAAGGTTTTCCATCAGTAGATAGTGAAACTGCGATTGATGTCGAATTGAAATCTGGAACCCCTTGGGTTCGTGCCTTTAATAATCTCGATTTAGATGCAATTCGTATTCGTTTCAAGTGGGGGCCTCTACGCAAACAAGACGCTACTACAGGTGACGTTAGCGGTCTTACAATTGAATATGCAATTGATATTCAAACCGACGGGGGTGCTTGGACTGAAGTTTTAAAAACAAAAATAACTGATAAAACTTCTTCAAATTATGAGCGAGCACATCGAATTGATTTACCTAAAGCTGACAGTGGTTGGCTCATCCGTGTTCGTCGTATTACACCAAACTCAACATCTGAATATGTCAGTGACAAGATGTATGTCGAGGCTATTACTGAAGTAGTCGACACAAAATTAAGATATCCAAACACTGCCTTACTCGGTCTTCGTTATGATGCAGAAACTTTCAGTAATGTTGCAAAAGTTGCGGTAGATCTAAAAGGCACCTTAATTCAGGTACCCACTAATTATAACGCTGAAACCCGACAATATACTGGTATGTGGGATGGTACTTTTAAACGTGCCTATACCAATAACCCCGCATGGATCTATTACGACTTATGTACTAATGATCGATATGGATTAGGGAGTCGATTGACTCCTTTAATGATTGATAAATGGTCATTGTATCGTTTAGCTCAATATTGCGACCAGACCGTATCAGATGGCCTTGGTGGTCAAGAGCCTCGATTCACTTGCAACGTATATCTGCAAAGCGCTGATGAAGCTTTCAGTATTCTAATGAAGTTAGCAGGTGTATTTAGAGCTATCGCGTATTGGGATGGGAATAGCATTAATTGTGATGCAGACATTCCACAAGATACTTATTTTACATATAGCCGGGCAAACGTAATCGGAGGTGTATTTGATTATTCTGGTACGCGTGCACGTGATCGTCACAACGTAGTTAAGGTTGCATGGGATAACCCGGCAAATCACTATAAAACAGAATATGAGTATGTACGTGATGAAAAAGCAATTGCTGAAGCTGGCCAAATTCGGATTCTTGAACTCGATGCATGGGGATGTACTTCACGTGGCCAAGCACAACGTGCCGGACATTGGGCATTAATATCAGAACAAAAAGAGACACGTACAGTATCGTTTCAGGTTGGGCTAGATGGACATATTCCTTTACCCGGGCGTGTTATTGAAATTGCGGATGAACTTTTTGCTGGAAGAGCAAACGGTGGACGTGTTTCTAAAATTTCTACCGATCGCAAAAGTATTACCCTTGATCGTGATGATGTCATTGCAAAGGCCGGTGATCGACTTGTTATCAATGGTGAGAATGGCAAAGCACAAACTCGAATCGTGCAATCAATCTCAGGCCGTGTTGTTACAGTAACTCTACCATTTGATGAAAATTCAATTGCAGTTCAAAACGTTTGGGTCTTGGATGCTCAAGACTTAGCGACAATGAAGTTTCGTGTTATTTCGATTTCACAAGAGGAAAAACACCAGTTCAGTGTCACAGCACTTCAATATAACCCTCAAAAATTTGATGAAATCGATAATGGAGCTTTCTTTGAAGATGCGCCGATTTCTATTGTTAACCCTTCAACACAAGAGCCTGTTAAAGATGTATTGATTACCAGTGAAAGTAAGGTAGATCAAGGCATAAATATCACCACAATGATTGTGTCATGGACACAAGCGAAAGGTGCAGTTAAGTATCTTGTTGAGTGGCGAAAAGATGATGGGTCTTGGATACGTTTACCACAAACAGGAAATAACTCAGTCGAAGTGCCTGGGGTTTATTCAGGACAATATCAAGCGCGTGTCACTGCTATTTCAGCTTTTGAAATCGCTTCTTTACCAGCTTCTTCAATTTTAACGGATATTAAAGGCAAGCAAGGATTACCACCAAAATTAGCATTTATTCGCGCAACCGGTATTTTATTTGGCATGAAGTTGGAGTGGGGATTCCCTCAAACTGGTGCGAAAGATACGGCTTATACCGAAATTGAGGTTTCGCCAGACGGTGCTACTAATGTTGCTCAATTGGGATTGTTTGCCTATCCAACAACGACTAACACTATTCAAGGTCTACAGCCCAATCTTAGACAGTTTTATCGTGGTCGATTAATTGACCGTATTGGAAATGTTGGGCCATGGTCTGATTGGACAAATGGAATAACTACTGCTGATCCAGAGGCTGTTTTAGACCTTATTTCTGGTCATATTGCTGAAACTGATCTTGCACAAGAACTACAGGGCAAAATTGAAAACACCGTCAATGTTGCTGAAGCGGCAGAACAAGCAGCTGCCAATGCACAAACAGCAGCGAATAGTGCACAAACAGCAGCAGGGGAAGCCAAGACAGCAGCATCAAATGCCCAATCTGCTGCAACAAGTGCACAGGCACAAGCATCCACGGCTCAACAAGTTGCAAATGATGCAAGCGTTATTGCTTCTAATGCTAAAAATACAGCTGATAATGCATCAACAGCAGCATCTAAAGTAGCAAGTGATTTAATCACTTCTACAAATCAGTTAAATCAAAAGATTGCTGATGAGAGTTCTGCACGTATCGCTGCAATTTCTAATTTGAATGATGGATTAACAACTGAAACTACTCAGCGCAAGTCTGAAGATGCGGCCCTGTTAAGCAATATTGAAACTTATAAATCAAGCACCAATGGCACTTTATCAAGTTTGCAGACTCAGATTACGACAAATGCTACAAATACAAGTGCCAATGCTACGCAAATTAACGCGCTAGATTCACGTTTAACTACGAATGAATCAAAGACGAATACAGCTATTTCATCTGCAGCCACAGCTCAAACAACTGCAAACACAGCAGTAAGCAAGGCTGATGCAGCTTCGATGTCAATCAATACGCTAAAAAGCACTTTAAGAGTACAAGCAGACGCGCTCAATATTGATCCTCATTTTGTATCTGGTTTGGAATATTACACAATTGCTGAAGCACCAGCAGGCAACTCTGTTACTGCTGGCGCTTATGGTGAGAATGGCTCACTTGGTATTCGTGTAATTAAGTCAAATGCAGATACATCTGGTGGAACAAATACAAACGTCAATACAAACCGCACGGATGGTTTTTTCTTAAAAGCTAATAATACATATCGGGCCATTGTTCGATGCAAGTTAATATCTGGCACGGGAAGTATTCTTGGTCGTTTTCACAAAAAATCTGATAATGCTGTTCTTGCGTCCGCAACATTATCTGTGGCATCAACATCGGCTTATGTCGACTTAATTTATACATATAAACCGACATCAGATGTCCTTGTGTATTTCGGAACGTGGCTCATGGCAGCTGGTACGATTGATTATGATTCGATCAGTATCATTAATGCTACCGATGCAGTTGCTTCTGATGCCAATGCATCAGCTATTACAAATCTAACTACTCGCGTGACAAATGCCGAAGGCACTTTAACAAGTCAAGGCAACTCAATTACGCAATTGAATAATAATATTGTAAGCATCAATGGAACGCTTGCAAGTAAAGCGGATGCAACTGCTTTAAGTTCTTTGGCTAACCGTGTGACTACTGCTGAGGGCAATATCTCATCGCAAAGCGGTGCTATTACAACCCTTCAAAATAATGTTTCTACAATTAACTCCACGCTTGCAACAAAAGCAGATTCAAGCGCTCTCACAGCTTTAAATACACGTGTTACCTCTAACGAAGGAAGTATTACAACTCAAGGCAATTCAATCACAAGTTTGCAGAACTCGATCAGCAATGTTGGAGTAAATTTAGTTGCCCTAACGGATCAGTTAAAAACTGTATCAATGGCCGCAACTACGGGTGAAAGCTATATCACATGGTCTTTAACTGATCCTGCACTTAAGCCAGACACTTTCTACACTTTGTCATTTTGGGCATTACGAACACCTAACGTAAAAAGCGTTGATGCGTTTTTAATTGCAAGTAGCGGTGCACATCACAAGTCAGCGATTGTTGCAGTAACCACTACAACACTTACACGCTATTCAGTGACATTCAAAACTAATGCTGATGCCTCCGGTATTACTTATTCATTGCGCTTCGATCTTAATGGATCTGGTGATGGTAATATTGCGACATTAACAGTTCAAAAACCTCAATTAGAAGAAGGTCAAGTTGCAACTTACTGGAAACCATCTACTTATGATAAAGCAGATGCCAGTGCGTTAAGCACACTTCAAAACACAGTTACGCAACAAGGAAATACGCTAACTTCAAATAGTAATGCTATTACTTCATTGCAAAACAATGTCACCACTATTAATAGTGCTTTAGTGACAAAAGCGGATGCAACTGCGGTTAGCAATATTGATTCAAAAGTGACAGTTATTGACGATAAAGTAACGTCAAATACTTCAGATATTACTTCGCTGAATAACACGATCACAAATGGCAGCCTTAACTTAGTCTATAACACCCTTTATAACGACTTAAGTTATATCACAGCGAATGGCAATCATAGTATTGCAGTAGATAGCGCAACTTATGCTCGATCTAAAGTTTTAAAAGTTATTGCTAGCGGTGCCGGGCAAGATGGTGTACATCAAATTTTAATGACAGCAACTGTTATTCCAGTAACAAGTTCTACTGAACCACTTGTCTTATCGTTTTTTGCAAAAGCTGATGCTGCATTGTCTGTAAAAATTCAACTCTTTGGTGGTAGTGGTGCCCAAAGTATTGCATTAACAACTACATGGACAAAGTACACAATTACAACTTTAAGAAAGTCAGCATCACATGTTGATACTACTAATTTGTATATGTCATTGCTTGCCGCAGGCGTTGCATATTTTACAAATGTTCAATTAGAAAGAGGAACAATCGCAACCGCATATTCAGCAGCTTCTACTGAAACAGGTAATTTAATTGCTGCAAATGCTTCAGCACTTTCATCTTTAAGTTCCACAGTTACTCAGCAGGGAAATACGTTAACAAGTCAAGGTAACTCCATTACTTCACTCAACAACAGTTTAGTGACCACTAATAACAACGTAACAACAGCACAAAATACAGCTAACAATGCAGCATCCGCAGCAGCGGCAGCGCAAAATACAGCGAATACAAAAGCCGATGCTTCAGCATTAACTGCATTGTCTAATACTGTGACAACGCAAGGTAATGCTATATCTTCTCAAGGAAGTGCAATTACTTCGTTAAATAATTCGCTTAATAGCTTGGCTGTTGGTTCTACCAATTTATTACCAGGCACGGACTTGTCTACGCATGCTAGTAAAGATGGTACGTTTAAGAATGGCAACATGATTTCAGCCACTGCTACTACAGCGGGTAGTGTTGATATGCTTGCACTTAAATCTACAGTTGAGCTACTTGCTGGAGAATATGTTGTAAGTTTTTGGGCTAAAGCAGAAACTGCAGGCACTCTGTTTAATGTTTATTTCTACAACCCAAATACTACAACTTCAGGTACAGCATCAAATGGAGCAATAACAACACGAGTTGATGGACAAGTCACATTCACATTGACTACTACAATGACGAAGTATTTCGTCAAATATAAACAGTCAGGAAATACATCTAAAAAAGATGTGTTGTTCCGCATTCAAGCACCCACATCTGGTACATATAAAGTATGGTTAGCTTTACCACAGTTAGAGGAAGGCAATGTCGTTACTGATTGGTCGCCTGCGGTTACTGACATTGCAACTTCTGCCGCTTTAAGCTCACTTGGCTCTACAGTTACACAACAGGGTAATACGCTAACAAGTCAGGGTAATTCAATTACCTCGCTCAACAATAGTGTTAATACAATCAATAGTACGCTTGCAACAAAAGCTGATAGTTCTGCAGTTAATTCTCTCGATTCTCGTGTGAGCGCTACAGAGGGGAATATTAACTCTCAGAGCAATTCAATTACCTCGCTAAATAATGCGATTAAAGGTGCTATTGCGACAGCGGGTGAATTAATTCCAAACCCGACATTTGTCCCTGATTACAATCAAATGGGGATGACGGTCGTTGCAACAACCGATTCAGAAGTTCCAACAGGCTGCGCCTATCAATACGCGGCTCGTTTAGCCGCACGTGACCACATTCCTTCAATTAACAATATTGCATGCAAAGAGGGGGATGTTTTTGAGATTAGTGCATTGGTCGCATGCGCAACCGGCACTGCTGGTTTAACTCTATACGTAGGTAAGGCAAGTACACCAACAGCAAGTATTGGAAGTATTGCTAGCGGAGCATCTGCCACTGTTTCATCAACTTGGACACGTATTACATGGAAGTGGACTGTACCTGCTAACTGCAACTATTTCAGACCTTATGTTTCTGTAGGACAAAGTAGTCCATTTGGTACAGTATGGTTTATTACAGACTGGCATTGTAAGAACATTACTGCAGCTGCAACAGCACAAGCTAAAGCTGACGCTAACGCTACTGCGTTAACCACGCTTCAAAATACCGTAACGCAGCATGGTGGCACACTCACAAGCCAAGGCAATCAGATTACAGCGTTAAACAACAATATTACAAACATCAATGGTGCACTTGCTACAAAAGCTGATTCAAGTGCCTTATCTGCTTTAGATAGCCGTGTAACAGCCACAGAAAATAATCTAACTACAACTAATAGCAGTATCACAAGTTTACAGTCTGCAATTCAGTCACAAGGTGATGCGCTAAATTTAGACCCAAATTTTAGAGAGGGCTTGAAGTTCATTACCGTAGGTGAGCTTGCAACAGGTAACTCAATTGTTGCTGGTAATTACGGTGAAGGTGGAGGTACTGGCTTACGAGTAACTAAAGCGAATGATGCCGGTACGTCTGGCACCAACCCAACGGTAAAAACACCAACATCAGGGGTATGGTTAAAAGCAGGGCGAACTTATCGGGCTACTGTAAGAGCGCGCAAAGTATCTGGAACAACAGGTTTGTTGCTGCGATGGATCAGAGCAAGTGATAGCGGAACATTGGCGCCAAGCCAAGTAACAGCATCAGATACAACTAATTTTGTTGATTTCTCTTTAGACTACACGCCAACTTCAGATGTCTTTGCATGGTTTGGTGTTTGGATGTACCCAAACGCTGGTGTTGTTGATTATTCTACTATTCGATTGACTGATAGAACCGCATCTGTAGAAAATGCTACAACAGCATCAGCCGTTTCTGCACTGGCAACGCGTGTCACAAATGCAGAAGGTACAATTACAAGCCAAGGGAACAATATCGTTTCTTTGAACAATAGTGTTTCAAGCATTAATAGCACTTTAGCTACAAAAGCCGATAGTGCCGCATTATCGAGCTTAGATTCACGAGTTACTGCGACTGAAAATTCAATTACAAGCCAAGGTAGTCAGATTACCAGTTTGCAAGCAGGTTTAAGTGCATCAGCAGTAATTGGCACAAACTTGTTGAGTAATACAGCAGTTCCGAACTCTGCAAATCAGCCAAAAACAAGTGATGGCACAACTTCTGTTCAAGGATTTTCGACAAATTTCAATATTGATTCTTACTTTTCAATTAATGATACAAGTGTAGAACGTTTCTATCGTATGACTTCGCCAGTCAATGCTGCTAGTGTTTTACGTGTGAACACTACTTACACAATTAGTGCAGATGTGCGTGGCGCTGCTTTGCCAGTGCGCTGGCGGATTATTGCCCAAGTTGGCGGCGCTTGGAGTGATATTGCTGTTAAATCAATGAGCGGTATCAGCAATAATCAATACACTCGACAAAGTTGCACATTCACAGTTCCAGCAAATGCAACAAGCCTCATTATGTCTTTTCAGTCTGATTCAACTACAGTTGGAAACACAGTGGCTGTAAGACGACTAAAACTTGAAGTGGGGAGTGCTGCAACACTATGGGAGCAACCAATTGGCGAAATTGCAACTTCAAAAGCTTTATCTTCACTTGATACTCGAGTTACGAATGCTGAAGGGACCATTTCTAGCCAAAGCAATTCAATTACACAATTGAATAACAGTGTATCGAATATTAATGGTGTCCTAGCAAGTAAAGCCGATGCTTCTGCGCTCAGTTCATTGGATTCTAAAGTTTCTGTTATTGATGGCAAAGTTTCAACTCAAGCATCGAGTATCACTACTTTGCAAACTACTGTTGGTGGAAATACAGCGGCAATTCAACAGGTAACTGAAAGCGTTGATGGTGTTAAAGCTCAGCAATATTTAAAAATGGATGTGAATGGGCATTTAGCAGGTCATGGTTCAATGAATGATGGTACCACGTCAACATTCATTTTCAATTACGATACTATCCAGTTTGGCGCGCCAGTTGGAGTCGATGGTGTAACTCCTAAGCCGATAATGTCGCTATTAAATACGCCACTAACTCTACCGAATGGAACAGTAATTCCAAGAGGTTTATATGTAGATTCTGGTAGCTTTGGCTATATTAATGCAAATAGAATCTGGGCAGAAAATCTAAGCACCATTAGCGCTGATTTGGGTGATATTGAAGTTGATAATGCTCACATTAAAAACGGAGCAATAGACACTTTAAAAATCCAAGATGAAGCCGTTACTGTCCCTTCCGGGGTAATTAATCAAACAGAGCGTAAATTTTATTTCGCTGTTTCTAATTCAATGGCAGGTTCAGTTGGTTATACACAAGATTTAGTTACTCTTAATGTGCAAACGCAAGGAGGTAAACTAAGGATTGATGGATCGTTTGTGTTTGACTGTAAGGTCAGGATCACACAATATCCATCCTCCTACGACATTTTGAAATGTGTGACGCTAGCTTGTCGGGTATTAGTAAATGGTACTGTTGCGTACACTCAGGAAATATACCCAACATTTTATGATGGGAGCAGTACAATCCGGTTTATTGGAGTTACTGCGACACCCGTTTATATCCTACCTGCTTCCACTGGTACAAAAACAATAGTGCTTCAGTTGGCCTATATCACTAAATATTCCAATATTTATTATGGTTCATTTGAAGCTCAAGGTGGCTTTGCCGAAACTCCTACAATAGTCACCATGTCATCTTTATCAACATTGGAGCTTAAAAAGTGACGGTATTAGTTTCAAAGAATGGTGAAGTTATTGGACATATTTTTGGTAATGAAGAGATGATCAAGCTGAATACTCCTGAGGGATGTATCGCTTTAGATGATCCTCCTTGTCCAAATATGTTTTTTCAAGAAGGAAAGTGGATAAATATTCCCACTCAGCCCTCGCCATATCATATCTTCGATTATGAAACTAAGAAGTGGGTCGATAATCGAACTTTAGAAGATGCAAAAAGGCATAAATGGGAGCAAATCAAGCAGATTCGGGATCAGTATGAGTTTGGCGGATTTGAGTTTGAAAATAAGCTTTATGATTCAGACTCTAATTCTCAACTAAGAATCGCTACTGCAGCTTTGCTCGGTGTACCAGTTGAGTGGACTTTAAAAGACAATTCAGTTGTTAATCTTAGTCCTGATCAATTGATTGACTTAAAAACCGCGCTTGCAGTGCACATTAATAACATTCATGAGAGAGGGCGTATTGCACGACAGAAAATTGAAACTGCTTTGACATATGAAGAAATTGAAGCAGTAAATTTCTAATTTAAAAATTTCAATGAGAGCACCCAATCGGGTGTTTTTTTATTTCTGGAGTAATGGCTATGGAGCCACTTTCAACAAGCAGTATTACTGCATTTTTAAAGTTTTATGGTGCGGCAATTGCTGTCACCTTAGCAATTTCATTAGTTGCTGCCGTCGTTTTAATGACACGAATGCCAAGGTCTCCTCAAGAATGGGCCGTGGGTTTGATTTGCACCGTTGTTTCCAGTTTATGTGGCGGCTCATTCATTATTGTGAAGTGGGGGCTTCATGAATGGGTTACTGATGTATGGGGAATGATTGCACTTGGTGGGTTCTTCTTTGTTTGTGGTTTACCTGGTTGGGCTTTAGTCCGTTGGATTTTTAATTTTATAGATAAACAGGAAGGTAAAACGATCGTTGAAGTGATCAAAGAGTTTAAAAAAGCCAGAAAAGACATTGAAAACAGTTAATTCCGCCTTCGGGCGGTCTATTAATACTAATGTATCAATTAGTGTCTTCTTTATATTGTTTTTATAATTTGTTATCTTCTTTTGTCTTTACTTTATAAGAGAGGAATAAAATTGAATATCATTTCATTTGACGAAGAATTATTAAAAACAACAGCACGACACTGGATTGATCGCGGTATAGCATTAAATCTTGATGACGAATTAATTGAGTTAAATGAACAGTTTTTCGAACACATTCAAGCAAGTAAAGATTATGGGGATTATTTAACGCGAGAAAGTCTAAACACTTATATCGGTATTTGTGAAGATGATTGTGATCATCCAAATGTTATTGTTGAAGTCGGTTATCATCGTCGTGGACGTGAATTAACGTTAAAGATTTTTGATATCTACATTAGCCCAGAGCTTGATAGTTTAGTTGATTCAGAATATGATTCGAAATACGCAGAATATTTGATCTTTATTATTCAAAAATTCTTGCAGCATGCTGATTGTTCTGGTAGTGCGACTAAAATCTACGCACGTACGGACTATAGTCAAGCATTCTTACAGCGAATGCATGACGCAGCAGAATCCATTAAATCAGAATTAGATAAAGCTGGTTTGACAGTTAAGTTTGAAGGTAAGCGTTGGCTTGCCTTTCGACGTCAATAAACCTTACTAAATAGGTGTGGGAATTATGAACGTTATTTCATTGCTAAGTCATGTTCAATTAACTGAAACAAAACAACAAAAAGTTAATGAATTGGTAGCTCAATGTGTATTGTCTGCTTGTGCAAAAACTCCAAGTATGCGAGAAGTTCTCAAGGGTGATATGCGCAGCACCATTCATGCATCTCGTCTCCGAAAAGTATCATAAAATCTAAAAATCAGAAAAACCCCGCAAATGCGGGGTTTTTTATTGCCTAAAGGAAAGTGAAATGAACATTGAACAATATCTTGAAGAGTTGATTAAACGAGAAGGCGGTTATGTAAATAATCCAGCCGATCGGGGCGGTGCAACAAAGTTCGGTATTACTGAAGCGGTCGCACGTGCAAGCGGCTATAAGGGCAATATGAAAGATTTGCCTTTAGATGTGGCCAAAGCAATTTATAAAAAGCAGTACTGGACGGCTACGCGATTTGACCAAGTGAATATCATTTCTTCTGCTGTAGCTGAAGAGCTTTTAGACACAGGAGTAAATTGTGGTACTGGCTTTGCAAAACCTCTTTTACAGCGTGCACTAAACTTATTGAATAACCAGGGTAAAGCAGGTTGGCCAGATCTTACGGTCGACGGAATTTATGGACCTGCTACATTAAATGCTCTTAAAATTTATATGGCCAAACGTGGAAAAGATGGCGAGAAAGTATTAGTGCGAGTTCTTAATATCATGCAAGGCCAGCGCTACATTGAAATTTGTGAGCACAATCCAAGCCAAGAGCAGTTTTTCTATGGTTGGATCGCCAATCGAGTTGTTATATGAAAGTCTTTCATTGCAGACGATCAAAGATAGCTTTAACAATTACATTGCTGTGCATTCTATTTTCAGGATGCACAGCTCATACGATCAAAAATAATATTAGAGTCAGCATTTGCGTACAGTGTGTTGTTAATTGACATTTTGTACCAATAAAAAAATTTGGCCAAATTCACTCGAGTTTATGGCCAAATTTTTTGAAAGTCTTTAACTTGTTGAGAATTAATAATAAAGTGAGTTTTGTCGATAAATTATTGATTGGCATTTTGTATCAAATTTGGTGCCTATTATAAGCACCTAATTATTAATCTTTAGCATGCCTTCAAGAGTAAAATAATTATTCGATTTAAGATTTTGAGACATCGACCAGACTCTGTTTTGATACATGCTTCCACCGAACCCAAGTTTATATTTTCCGTATTTCTCTTGAATACCTTCTATTGCACACATCAAATTTTCTGTTTTTTCTAAATCACTATAGTCTGTCAGCAAGTCATAAGTATAAGAATTTTTGCTTTCTAGCGCAGTCAAAACCACCCCGCATTTTTTAAAATCCACTCCATATCTATAGATATAATCAATCATTGAAGTTGAAGCCTTTACCAAGCGTCTTACGTCATCTGTCGGAACACTAAATGATTGTGACAACTCGCCTTTATAAAAAGGCTTATTCACATCGAACGGGCTTGAGTGAGCAAATGCTACGATACAGCCACACAACACTTGATCTTTTCTAGCCCTTGTAAAAGCTTCTTGCGTCCTTCTGGCAATAGCTTCCTTTAGATCATCTTTATCAATAATCTTTTGTTTAAATGCTCTTGATGAAATGATTTGTTTACGTGTCGGCGGTGTATCTTCAATTTCGATGCAAGCAATACCGTTTAACTCAAGAACTGTTCTTTTCATTACAACGCTAAACAAAGATTCGATGTGATACGGATTTGCCATCATTAAATCAAATACGGTATTTATTCCCATCGCTTCTAACTTTCTAGAGTGTTGTCGGCCAACCCCCCAGACTTCAGAAACCTTTGTTTGTTTATAAAGTAAGTTGCGTATGTTTTCTTGAAAGGAAACAAGGTTACACACGCCGTTAAAATTCGGATAAGTTTTAGCGAGATGATTGGCAATTTTTGCCTCGGTTTTAGATCTGCCAATACCAACGCAGACCGGAAGGCCGATCCACATATAAACTCTGTCTTTCATTAACTTTGCATAAGCATTTAAATCATACTTATATTCGTATGCTGTTAGCTCTAAGAAAGCTTCATCAATGCTATATGTTTCATGTTCATGTGGGGCAACAAATTGTTTTAAGATTGCATGAAATCGTTTGCTCATTTCTGCATAGACAGGGTAGTTGCTTGAAAGTACTGCTACATTGTTACGCTTAACAAGATCAATTATTTTAAATAATGGTTCACCCATCTTAATACCAATAGCTTTAGCTTCCTGCGAACGTGCAACGGCACAGCCATCGTTATTCGACAAAACTATGACCGGCCTATTGTTTAGCTGGGGATTAAAGAAGCGCTCAATGCTTGCATAGCAATTGTTCACATCTACGAGTGCAAAAATTCGCCTTTTCATACCATTTTGAAATCGTAACAAATTCAAGTTAATGGTAGAGCTGAGGCTTAACAAATTCAAATTTAAAAACTTGTGGATAAACAAACAAAAGTCAAAACTTGTCGTTAACTCTGGTGCATTTGGTCGGAAATTAGTCGGACCAACTATCTACATGATCTGACCACCATTGCATCATATTTCTACGATCATTTAGCCATTGGGCATGGTTGTATGACGCACGTGTTTTGTTATCTGATACATGTGCAAGTTGCAGTTCTACCCAGTCCTGATTAAATCCATTTTCGTTGGCAACTGTTGAGGCGGTAGCTCTTAAGCTATGCATGGTAAAATCAATATCCAGATTATCTAATGCCGTATTTAGAGTAGTTTTCCCTATCATCTCACCATCTTCACCTGGAAAGATATATTCACTATTTGGGTATAGCTCAAATTGTTCTTTTATTATTTCAATAAGCTGTTTTGATAAAGGAACAATATGCATTCTGTTCTTTTTCATATTACGTTTGCCAGCAAGAATTTCAGCTCTTGATACAGCCGGAATAGTCCAAGTTTCATCCTCAAAATTAATAAACTCTTTTCGTCCGCGTCTAATTTCAATTGATCTGAGCCAAGAATAAGTTGCCGCTTTAATCGCATTGCTAGTGCTTTTTGAGCCACCATATGCATTTAGCTTGGGGAATAATTCCTTTTTCTCAGGTTCGGTTAATGGCCTAGCATGGGTAACTTCTGGAAGTTTGATATATCCTCTTAAAGCATAAGTGGGATCAATAGAGATTCGTTTAGTAATAATGGCATAAGTCATAACCTCACCAATAATTTGCCTTACGAAAATTCCACGTGCTTCTCCAGTACCTTTACCTGACTTCCTAATTCTGGCCATAGTACTATCAAGCACATTTTTAATATCAATTGAATCAACTTCATGAATTGGCTTATTGCCGAGAATAGGGAAGATATCTTTTTTGTAATAACTTTTACGGCGTGTAAACCAATCTTCAGATTGTTGGCCTGTTTTCGTTTCGAGAAACTCAGCTGCAACTAAACTAAATGTACCAGTGTTTGCTTGAATGGCTTTTAATAATTCTTCTTGTTGGTAGCTTGAAGGATCTACGCCGTTGGCTAATTGTTTTCTAAATTCTAGAGTTTTTAAACGAGCTTCTGCTAAACTAACTTCTGGATATTGGCCGATTGTTAGCATGTTTGCTTTAGTTAGATAGCGATAACGGAAGCGCCAGAACTTTCCACCAGATGGGCGGACTTCTAAACATAAACCTGAATGATCAGCAACGCGAAAGACTTTTTCAGTTGGTTTTAATCGTTTGATTTTTAGATCGTTTAACAT